TTGAACAGAGACCGCAGTTACTATCGCAAACAGCGCATGCGTACGATCCACCGCAAGGAAACGATCCTCCGCCAGCTTGGAGGAGAAGAGTACGTCCTTGCGTGGGAACACGGTGCCGCCGGACGGCTGTCCAAGGGGAAGATCCACTGCTCCTGCTGGATGTGCCGCAGGAAGTCGTATGACGATCCACAGATTCGGGATAAGCGAGCGGCTATGGATGCAGCCCAGCAACTGCTGGAAATCGAGTAACTTCTCTCACGAAAAAACGCTTCCCGGACGGGGCTGGCAGACACCTGCCGCCCCTGGTCAGGAAGCGTTTTTGACCCCATATTTGACCACAGTCAGGACCGGAACACGTGGAAACAGCGGATTTAAGAGCGTCAAAAAATATCTGATACCGATCAGAAAGTGCCGGAAAGCACTACAAATCACCATAAAAAATTTGGTTCAAGCGTTTGGGAGCAAGATGTCGGGGGTTCGAGTCCTCTCACCCAGACCAATTTTATAGAGGAGGGTTGCCATGTATCTGTATCACGGTACTCCGGCAGATTTCGATGTACCAACCCTGAACAAGTGTAAGCCGCACCGAGATTTCGGATGCGGCTTTTATCTTGCCACAAATTATTTCGATGCCTTGCCGATGGCAGTCAAAAACTCTCGGGTGGGATATATCCAAACATATCTTCTCACAGAATTGGATGGACTTTCCGTTCTGGAGTTTGATGAAAGGTCTGAGGATTGGTTTCGGTTCGTGGTTTCTTCAAGGCTTGGCACCGCTCCAAATGTCGATTTGGTAATCGGATATATGGCTGGCGGAGGAAGTAATTTGAAAAGTAAATTTACAAAGCTGAGAAATAGCAATGTGTCGATTGACGTGGCGGCTACAGCAATGCGAAAAGAGTTAACCAGTACGCAGCTTGGCGTACAATATGCGTTCCTAACAGAAAAAGCATTGTCCAAGCTCGTTAGGGTCTCAACTGAAATAGTGGAAATGGAGGATTAAAACATGACAAGGAATGAATTTATTGACAATATCACTGAGTGGTGTGAACTGAAAGACTTTTGCAACGACTTTGACTGAGATATCTGTGAGGACATCTATGACGATGATGATTACGATGACAGCGTCGAAGAAGATATCCGCGATGCTATCGCCGACTACGGCTGGAGGGACATCCGAGACTTCCTTGGCAACCTCCCCAGCGGGTACTATTACTACCGTCGTAACAGCGCCTTTGATTATGATGGTCTCGATGACGATGACTTCGAAGACTACAAAGAGGATGTCCTCGAATGGGGCGATGACTACGGCGCATGGGACGACGAGGAAGAGGAAGATGAAGAGTACGCCGATGCAGATGACGACTTCCTCGATTCTCTGGAAGAGGAACCCGACGAAGGTGAAACCATTGAGGAAGAGGATTTCTCCATCGATGACCTCATCGGTATGTGCAGTGTAGTGTTTGTTGCTATCCAGAATGATGAAGTGGAAAAGCAGCAAGAAGAAGACGAGGCGTTCGCACAGCTCCTGAGCATGGATGGGAGACGTATTGCAACCTAAAACATAAGCGGATAACCGCTATGATACAGACCGCTTTGAAGATTGACTACATACATATGTCTCAGCAAAACGTGTAGTATCTTCTCGCTTAAAGCAGAAGAAAAGATTTGAGTTCTTCATTTTTAGCCTCGCATTTCCGAGGTTATAATTTTTATTCAGCGAATAAAAATTATAACCCGGAAATTGCTTGCTAAAAATGTCACTTTGTGCACATGGGGCTTCTGTAACAATCACGCCCCATGCGGAAAGCGGTCGGCAAATTGAGAACGGAGGCGAGTTCAATGACAGACAAGAATAGGCGAAAACTTCAAGCGAAGAAAGCACGCAATTTCTGGACTTGTGCTCGCCCCGTTACTCAGATTGTTCCAAACAAACGAGCTTATAACCGTAAGCGTGAAAAGAATATTAAGAACAAGCTTAAAACGGAGGGCGAAGAATGAAGGTTCTTGTTGTCGTTGATATGCAGAACGACTTTATTGATGGTACGCTCGGGACACCAGAGGCACAGGCTATTGTGCCGAAGGTCGTCAAGAAAATCGAAGAGTTTGATGGGGAAGTTTTGTGGACACAAGACACCCATTCTGATGATTACCTCGAAACGCAAGAAGGAAGACTGTTGCCGGTAGAACACTGTATATCTGCAAGTAATGGCTGGCAGATTCATAGCTCAGTCAAAGCAGCAATTCAGAGCAAGCATCCAGCGGATGACCAGTTGAATGGTTTCGAGAAGAAAACGTTTGGTTCATTAGCACTTGCTGGTCGCCTATATCCAGAAGTTGCGTTTGGTGATGGCATAGAAGAAATTGTCCTTGTTGGTCTTTGTACCGATATCTGTGTTATCTCAAATGCCTTGCTGCTCAAGGCGTTTATGCCGGAAGTTAAGATTACGGTCGATGCTTCTTGCTGCGCTGGCGTGACACCAGAGAGTCACAAGACTGCACTGTCGGCAATGAAAATGTGCCAGATTAACATCGAGAACGAGGGGGTCACGGTATGATTCTTGTCAACGACAAGCGGGTCGAGTTTACAAAGTTCCCCGATGGTACAACCTCTTTCAGGTATAATCCGTTTGGCTCAATGACACGCATCTTCAATATCACATGGAAGTATGACGGCGATGAGGAGTGCATCCTTCTATGGTATCTGGTAAATCATATCCGCGACCATGACCGGGACGTTCGCCTCCGCTTGCTTCTCCCATACATTCCAAATGCCAGAATGGATAGAGTAAAAAATGCGGATGAAGTGTTGACGCTAAAATGGTTTGCGAAGTTCATTAACACGCTGGATTTTGACGACGTGTTAGTCGATGACCCTCACTCGAATGTATCAGCAGCATTGCTTGACAGAGTCAAGGTATATGACGCGCAGCCGCACATCCAGAAAGCTCTGGACAAGTTGGATGACAAAAATGTGTTGTTATGCTATCCTGATGAGGGAGCAGCAAAACGATATTCATCGCAAGCTGGTAGAGAGTATGTGTTCTGCATCAAGCACAGAGACTGGCGCACCGGGAAAATTGAACGGCTGGAACTGACAAGCCCAGAAAAGGTTACCGATAGAAATGTGCTGATTGTCGATGATATTTGTTCTCGCGGTGGCACATTCACTTTTACCGCTAAGGCACTAAAAGAGGCTGGAGCAAATGAAGTGTATTTGTATGTGACTCATTGTGAAAACACGATTCACAGCGGAACAGTTCTCACGGATGGCTTAATCCGCCATGTGTTTACAACAGACAGTATCTATCGCGGACACAGCGAAAAGATTTCGCTAATCTAATCTTAAAGGAGGCGGGCAAATGCTTGAGTTACAGGGTAAGTTTGGCACTGCAAAGGTGTTTACCGACGTGGTCGATAATGAGTCTATCTCTCAGGTTATCAATCTTTTGAATCAACCGTACATCGAGGGAAGCAAAGTCCGTATGATGCCAGACATTCATGCTGGAGCTGGTTGTACAATCGGAACCACGATGACCATCAAGGATAAGATTTGCCCGAACCTTGTCGGCGTTGACATTGGATGCGGCATGGAAACTATCCGTATCAAAGAAACGCATATTGAACCGCAGAAGCTGGACAAAGTTATTCGTGCAGGAGTTCCGTCCGGTTTCGAGATTCGCACAGAAGCTCATAGATATGCAAGTAGCATCGACCTGTCGGAACTGTGCTGTGCAAAGATGGTCAATGTAGACCGCGCATATAAAAGCATCGGTACGCTGGGTGGAGGGAATCATTTCATCGAAGCCAACAAAGATGATGATGGACACATCTATATTGTGGTGCATTCCGGTAGTAGACACCTTGGTCTGGAGATTGCTAACTTCTATCAGGAAGCTGCGTTCAAGGCGTTAACCTCGTATTCCAAGGAAGAAATCGAGGAGGTCGTCAACGAGTTAAAAGCGGCTGGAAGACAAAAAGAAATCCAAGCTGTTCTTAAAGGCATGAAGGCGAAGAAGCCGGGAGTTCCAAAGCAGCTTGCATACGTTGAGGGAGAATTGTTTGAGCAGTATATCCATGACATGAAAATTGCTCAACGTTTTGCTGAACTTAACCGCCAAGCAATGATGGACACCATTGTTAAGGGTATGGGCTTCTATGTCGAAGAGCAGTTTACGACTATTCACAACTACATCGATGTAGAGAATATGATTCTTCGCAAGGGCTCGGTCTCTGCACAAGCTGGTGAGCGGCTGCTGATTCCTATCAACATGAGAGACGGTAGTTTGCTGTGTACCGGCAAAGGCAATGAAGACTGGAATTTCTCTGCCCCGCATGGAGCTGGGCGTTTGATGAGCCGCAGCGCGGCGAAAGAGACATTCACAGTTTCTGAGTTCAAGAAGCAGATGGAAGGTATCTACACTACATCTGTTGGAAGAAGCACGCTCGATGAATGCCCGATGGCATACAAAGGTATGGATGATATCGTAAACAATATCGAACCAACAGTGACCATTGATGCCATCATCAAGCCGATTTATAACTTTAAGGCGGGTGAAGAGGAATGATGACAGTCCTTTTGGTGCTCCTGTACCTCTGCATTGGTGCGATTGTAACATTCGCACTTTGCCGCTTGTACGTTATCGTAGAACCATATAACAAATATAATGGGTTCGAAGACGGGTATATTATGGTGGGTGCTTTCTGGATTGTTGCAGCACCGTTCGCGTTTGCTGTGTTTTTTGCGAAATATGGTGAAAAACTAAAGAAAAGAGGAAAAGCTGAATGATTACATATAATCCGCTCCTGTGTCTGGACTTCTATAAGACTTGCCACGCTGAACAGTACCCGAAGGGGCTGACCAAGATGGTTTCCTACTATACGCCGCGCATGAGTCGCCTCGGTGATACCGGCAAGGTTACACTGTTTGGGCTTCAGGCGTTCATTCGGGAATATCTCGTTGAGGCGTTCAACGAACACTTCTTTAATGTCCCGTTTGACAGTGTGCTCAAGGAGTACGACAGAGTTCTTGGGGCAACAATCGGAACAAAAGGCGTTGGAGAGAAACGGCTTCGTGAATTGCACGACCTCGGCTATCTTCCGTTACAGATTCGTGCTGTTCCCGAAGGAACGAGAACCAATATCAAAGTCCCACAAATTGAAATCTCAAATACACACCCTAACTTCGTATGGCTGGTCAACACCATTGAGACGATGCTCTCTTGCACAATGTGGCATACGCAAGTCTCCGCTGAGGTTGGGTACAGATATCGTAAAATCGTCAATGAGTATGCAGAACGCACTTGCGATGACAATGTGGTTCGTGCGAGACTCCTTGGCGATTTTTCTATGCGCGGGCAAGAGAGCGTTGAAAGTGCAACAAAGAGCGCAGCGGCTTTCTGCCTGAGCTTCTTGAATACGGCGACAGTGCCTGCGATTTTGTGGCTTGAGCATAATTACAACTGTGATTGTAGCAAGGAACCTGTCGCATATGGTGCGCTCTCAACAGAACACAGCGTAATGTGTTCCAACTTTGCTGTTGACGGTGATGAGGTGACACAGATTCGACGACTTCTTTGTGAGGTGTATCCGCATCAAAGTTTCTCAATGGTTAGCGACAGCTATGACTATTGGAATCTTGTTGAAAAAGTCCTCCCTCAGCTCAAAGATGACATCCTAAATCACGACGGCTTCATCTCAATTCGCGGCGACAGCGGTGACCCTGTTAGTGTAATCACTGAGACCGTATATCGTCTGTGGGACATCTTTGGCGGCACAGTAAATAGCAAGGGGTACAAGGTGCTGAATCCGCACGTCAAGGCAATTTACGGAGACAGCATTACTCCGCAGCGCTGTGAGCAAATCTATTCTCTTTTGGAGGAAAACGGCTTTGCAATCAATAATGTTTCGCTCGGTGTCGGTTCATTCTCAATGGAGTGCTTAGAGACAATCGAGAGCGATGGAAGCAAACAGTACAATCCGTACACAAGGGATACATTCGGCATTGCGGTTAAAGCGACATATGCAGAAGATGCCGACGGCAAACCGATTATGATTTTCAAGAACCCCAAGACAGACACAGGACATTTTAAGAAGTCTCAGCGTGGTTGCTGCCGCGTAGTCAAAACTGATGACGGCTACGATTACGTTGATGGTCTTACTTGGGCTGAAGCACAGGACAGCAATGAGCTGCGCACCGTGTTTAGAGATGGAAAGTTTGAAAAGCAGTTCACGCTGGATGAGGTTCGTAAGAATCTTCACGGAGGAACGTTCTGATGCCGGTACAAATTATTGATGGAGATTTGTTTCAGACCCACGCCAAATATATTTGCCATCAGGTTAACTGTCAGGCGAGAATGGGTAGTGGTGTGGCGAAGCAGGTTCGAGCCAAGTATCCAGAAGTCTATAACGCCTATGTTGGCTTCTGCAACGAAGAGCGCAATGCGTTCGGTCAGACGCAGTTCGTTCAAGCTAATGACGGTAAAGTCGTTGTCAATATGTTTGCGCAGAGCAACTACGGATATGACGGGAAACTGTACACAGATTACACCGCATTTCAGAGCTGCTTAAAACGGATTAAGTTGACCGTACCTGCAGGAGAAACAGTTGCCATGCCGTTTAAGATTGGATGCGGTCTTGGCGGTGGGGACTGGAATGTGATTTTGGGTCTTATCCAAAAGGAACTGTCCGATAAGTACACAGTAGAGTTGTGGAGAAAAGAGGTATAGTATGCTGGCAAATCCGAAAAGAACAAAAGATGAAATCGTGCAGTGGATTCGAGAATATTTCGCTGCAAACGGCAACGACTGCTGTGCTGTTATCGGCATTTCCGGTGGCAAAGATAGCAGCGTGGTCGCAGCACTTTGTGTTGAAGCCCTTGGCACAGAGCGGGTTATCGGTGTGCTGATGCCGAATGGTCGGCAGAAAGATATCGCAGACTCCAAGCTGCTGGTCGATACGCTTGGCATTGCAAGTATTACAGTTGACATTGGCGGCGCATACAGCAAGATGGTTGATGTAGTCGGCAGAGCAATGCCGTCTGGAGTAAGCAATCAGGCAGCGGTCAATCTCCCTCCAAGGCTGCGTATGGCGACACTCTATATGGTCGCGCAGTCATTGGCTCGCGGAGGTCGGGTGGCAAACACCTGCAATCGCTCCGAGGATTATGTTGGATACTCCACAAAGTTCGGTGACAGCGCTGGTGACTTCAGCCCACTCGCAAACATCATGGTGCATGAGGTTCGTCAGATTGGCTACGAACTCCCCATTCCTCGTGAACTGGTAGACAAGACTCCATCGGACGGTCTTTGCGGTAAGACAGACGAAGACAATCTGGGTTTTACCTATATGCAGCTCGACAACTACATCATGCACGGTAGTAGTGGGGATGAAGACATCGACAAAGTAATTGCAAAGAAGCATACGCAGAACCTGCACAAGCTCAATCCGATGCCAGCCTACGGCTCACAGCCGTAAGGTGATTGTATGGAAGAAATAGCAATCGTCCGCTGTTTGCAGAACGCAAGCGGCGCGATTAGTAAAATGCGGGTCTTGCAAGCCTTCAAAGATGTTGAGAATTTTCGTAAAATTTTGTACTACGCTTTGAATCCAATGCTAACGTACAAGATTTCGGAACAAACACTGCGAACGCCTGTCGAGTATGACCCAGCAATTACAATCACAATGACCGACATCTTCGAAATTTGTGAGCTGCTGGCAAAGCGAAAAGCATTGGACGCAGCAACTGTATATCAAGTGCGGGTCTTCGTGCAGTGTTTAACTGACCCGGAGTCATCCGAGTTTTACATTGAACTTCTGTCAAAAACACTTCGGTTGGGCGTCACAGCGAAAACTGTGAACAAGGTTATCCCCGGACTGATTCCCGAATGGGAGGTTCAGCAGGCATATCCAATCGACAAATACCCAGTCAAGGATGGCACGGAGTTTTGGCTCACTCAAAAACTGAATGGTGTCAGAGCAACATACTACAAAGGGCAACTGTTCGCAAGAAGCGGAGTCCCATACGAAGGGCTCGGGCACATTCTGGACGCGCTCAAAATCGACGATAACGATAGCTACGTTTTTGACGGTGAACTTACCTTGCGCGATAAAGGAGCACTGTCTGACAATGAGGCATTCCGCAAGGCAACGGGCATTATCAACTCAGAAGACACTGATAAAACGGCAGTTTGCTACACCATTTTTGATGTGCTTACGACAGAAGAATTCGATGCTGGCGTAAGCGAGGGCGGCTATGGGTATCGCCGGTCTTTCTTAGACCAGCTTCATCGCTTCATTCCGCAAGATGGTCGAGTCAACATCCTCCCTGTTCTGTACCACGGTAAAGACCAGAGAAAAATCGATGAGCTCTTAGAGCAAATGGTTCTGGAGGACAAAGAGGGCTTGATGGTCAACTTTGATGTTCCATATAAGCGAAAGCGTCACAACGGAATTCTCAAAGTCAAACGCTTCTACACTATGGATTTGCATATCTTGCGCTGTGAAGAAGGAAGCGGAAGGCTTGCAGGAACGCTGGGCGCATTTGTGCTGGACTATAAAGGCAACGAAGTAAATGTTGGGTCTGGCTTTTCCGATGAGCAGCGTACAGCTTTTTGGGCGGCTAAAGATGAAATGCCCGGACGGTTGTGCGAGGTAAAATACAAGGAAATATCATATGACAAAAACACCGGTGCTGAGAGCTTACAGTTCCCGGTGTTTATTTCTATCCGAACAGACAAAGACGAGGTCAGCTACGGCTGAGAAAGGAGGCTTGCGTGGGTAAAGTAAAGGCGGCACCACAGTTTTCAGAATCTATCAGTAGTTTCTGTAAGCTGATGGAGAATGCGCAAAAGGACTATGCGTGGAACTATGATGAGGTGAACCGCATGGATAGGCTCACGCAGGACTTCCTTCACAAACTGGAGCTTGACGGTCTTGATTACAAAGAGCGAGCCAAGGTTGCTACACAGCTTGCAAAGTGTCGTCAAGCACGGCGCGAGTGTAAGGATACGGTAGAAATTCTTGAGCCGCTCGTTCAGTTTCTTGAAAGCGACAAAGGCAAAAACCTTTTGAACCTTGTGCGTGAAGCGCTGGGTAAGACCAGAAAGGTCGAAGAGCGTATGGAAACCCGCACATACATACCAAGAGTCTTAGAGCAGGAGGCAACAACATGAACATCGTGTTCTGGCTCATCGTAGTCATTGTGCTTGTGCTTATCTGGTTCTGTTTGAGTTTCGCCTTTAAGGGCGTCGGCGGAGTCGGAATGCGATTGTACAATGATGCGAAGAAAGAAATCTCCGAGGAAACGGAGAAAAAAACTGACGAAGAAAAGGAAGTAAAGGAATGAAAAAGGGTAAACTTGGCGCAATCTTGCTGGCACTTGTGCTGATTATCGGCTTGGTTTGCTGCGTTGTGTGTCTGGAGAAGATTCCCGCAGGTTACGTCGGCGTTGTGTATAACATGAACGGCGGAGTTGATGGCGAGGTCTTGGAACAGGGCTGGCATCTGGTTGCTCCGACCAAAAAGGTGACCAAGTATTCTATCGGTATTGAGCAGTCATATCTGACGGCTGAGGATAAGGGCGACTCACCCAAGGATGAGAGTTTCAACATCCCTACCTCTGATGGTAAGACTGTCCGAGTGAATATTGAGTTCTCATATCGTTTTGATGAGGCACGAGTCTCCGAAACCTTTGCAATGTTCAAAGGAAAATCTGGCGAGGCAATCAAGGATTCGTTTATTAAGCCCAAGGTTGTGGCGTGGACGCAGGAAGTTTCCGCAAACTACCCTGTCACCGACATCTTTGGCGACAAGCGTACTGAAATCAATGCCGAGTTGGATACCTATTTGCGTGAGAAGTTCGACCAGTATGGCATCATTATTGACACTGTAAACTTTACGGATATCTCAGTTGACGATGAAACGGCTGCGGCTATCCAGAAGAAAGTCACTGCTCAGCAGGAGCTTGAGTTGGCGAATATTGAAAAGCAAACCGCCAAGGTTCAGGCTGAGAAAGACAGAGAGGTCGCACAGATTAACGCAGAGAAAGCAGTTATTGAAGCAGAAGCAAAAGCAGAGACATTGCGTATTGCTGCGGAGGCAGAAGCTGACGCAAACCGCAAGATTGCGGCTTCACTTACCAATGAGTTGATTGAAAAAATCAAGTATGAGCAGTGGAACGGCGAGCTGCCTACGGTGACTGGCTCAACGCCCATCATTAGTCTCGAACCGTGATGGAAAAATGGTGGGACAATGCAAAAAATTGGGTTAAAGTTCTAATTTGCATTGTTGTCTCCATCGTCTCGATTGCGCTAATCATTCTTACGATGATTATGCCAATTGTTTGGAGCATCAAGCTGCATAACCCAGCCTTTCTGCTTTTGTGGTGCATCCCCGCTGGTATCTTTGTCGGCGTATGGGCTTACCAAGAGTTTTTTGATTTCTAAATAAGGAGGAGATTATTTGACAGCCGTATATCTGGTCATTTTATTTTTCGCTAAGGTGCTGGACAACACGCTTGGTACAGCCAAGACAATCTTGGTACAGAGAAATCGTTGTGTCCTTGCCGGAGTCGCTCTCGGCTTGTCAAATTTTATCTACCTTAGCATCACAAAAGATATCGTAACAAGTGACAGCAGCCTCGCCCTTGCAACTGTTTCCATTGCAAGCGGTGTTGGCTGCTGTTTAGCTGTCGCATTAAGCAACAGGTTTTCAAAAGACAAGACCTATGTGAACGTCATTATGTCGGATAATTTGGAGGCGATGCAAGAGTTTCGAGATTTTCTGGCAACACATCACATCACGAATGTCGCTGCAGACAGCTATACCTTGGACTGGAGTAAAAAGTCCATCACCATCACTGCCTATGCAGAGACAAAAGCACAGAGCAAACTGATTGATGATTACATCGCAAATAGCTCATTGAAGCTCAAAAGAGTTATCAGCAGAAGCCAAAAACGATGGTTTTAATAATTCAAAGGAGGGTGTCCTATGCGACATTTGGCAACAATCCGTGAGATTGCATCTCTTCGCCCGATTGCAGGAGCTGACCGCATTGAAGTTGCGCAGGTCGATGGTTGGGAATGTGTGGTTCAGAAGGGCGAGTTCCATGCAGGAGAGTATATCGTTTACATTGAGGTCGATTCTATCGTCCCAGAGCGCCCAGAGTTCGAGTTCTTGAGAGACAGAAAGTTCAGAGTTCGCACCATTAAGCTGCGTGGTCAGGTCAGTCAGGGCTTGGTTCTCCCGCTGTCCATTCTGCCGAATGGCGCTCCCGCCGATTTGGGTGCCGATGTGACCGATGTTTTGGGCATCAAGAAATATGACCCTGAAGCACAGCAGGAGGCGCAGCTGCTGACCAAGCAACCCGCCAAACCTAAGAGCGCACTGGTTCGATTCCTTATGCGGTTCAAGTGGTATCGTAAGTTGTTTATGAAACCCAAACGCAAGGGTGGATTTCCTGATTGGATTGTCAAGACGGATGAGACCCGCATTCAAAACCTTACGACGCTCTTTGAGATGGAGCGTAACAAGGGAACGAAGTTCTCTGTCACAGAGAAAGTTGATGGGCAGTCAGCGACGTATTACCTGCGCAAAGTTTCCAAGCGCAAGTATGAGTTTGGTGTTTGCAGCCGTAATATCTATCTCGGAACGCCGGATAACAGTTCTTACTGGACGATTGCTAAGAAGTACAATATCGAAAATGTACTGCGGCAGCTTATCGGTGATTATGAAACCATCGTTTTACAAGGTGAGATTTGCGGCAACCAGATTCAGGGCAACAAGTACCACATTAGTGGGTACGACTTGTTTGCCTTCAACCTGATTTATCCAGACCACAAGTGTGGCACGGCAGAAATCAAGAAACTGCTTGAGCCGTATGGAATTAAGACTGTTCCGATTGTTGAGGAGGACAAAACCCTGCCCGGAACTATCGCTGAGTTGGTCGAGTATTCCAAGGGAAAATCAGTGGTTCGTAAGGAACAAAAACGAGAAGGTGTAGTTATGCGCAATGTCCAGAGCAACATCAGCTTCAAGGTCATCAATCCTGACTTCCTTCTCGCAGAAAAGGACTGATTTTTATGAGTGGTAAATCAACAGACTTGACCAACAGAACATTCGGGGAATTAAAAGTGGTCAAGCGAGCTGAAAACAGTAACAGCGGTCAACCAAGGTGGCTGTGCGAATGTAGATGCGGCAAGACCTGCATCGTTGATGGGCGATTCCTCAAAAATGGTGCCGTAAAATCTTGTGGGTGTTTGCCGAGAGGTGTTCCGCAAGGTGAAATGCCGGAGAGAGCAATGGCACAACCATCGGTAAGCCTTGGGCGGTTGAGAAAAAGCAACGACGACCCTTGGCGCAATTTGGCGAATGCCATTGTTGCAGTCGCAGCAGATGATTATCGTTCGGCACTTCGTAATGAAGACGAGGGATTGTTAAAAAGTTTGGAACGGTTCTTCCATTCTGAATGGTACAGGATTTTGACAGACGTAGACGCAGACAGGCTTCTCGGAATGTTACGAAGAGAACGAAGCGGCTCATTACAAGCTGCTTACATATAAATAGAGCCGAGTTATTCGGCTCTTTTCTTTGAGCAATCCAGCCAACGATTGCTTGAAGAAAAGAATCGAAAGGAGTGGCACAAATGTTTAGAGTTCACAGAGATTTCAAGGGGTTATTGAAAGCCGCGCAGGACGAATATGATTCCCTCGTCGAATTGAACGAAAGCCTGCGAAAGAAAGTTGCCGAATGGAATAAGGACGAAGAGATTCGAAAGGCAGTTGAGCTGGCTGAGTATAATCGCACCCACTCCTTATGCCAGATGTCAGATAACGAGAAGAAAGCAGAAAGAGCGTTCAGAGACAGTCACTACAAGTCATGTAAGAATGGCAGCAAGTATTTGTACGAGCTGACCGGAACAGGCATTGGAACGGCGATTACAATTAAGTGCCCTGTCTGCGGCGAAGAAAAAAACATTACTGACTACGATTGCTGGTGAGGTGATGGACATGATTTTTCGTGCAATTCTGTTTGCACTGGCAACAGCAGCAGTCATTGGCGGTCTTGCATATTGGTTGAAGTGTCTTTGCCTGTGCGACTATGAAAATGCTTGTGACTATTCGCAGTGCGATAGTTGTCCGTTCCCTTGTGAGAGGCATAATTGTGGGTAAGGCGAAAAGAAAACCAAGACCATCAATGCCAGACTGGTTTTGGTGGGGGCAAGACGGGTGCTGGTTCTGCAAACAAAAAAATAACTGCAATCAGTGTAAGGCGAACCGTGAATATGTAAAAGAGTTCGGAGAGAAGAAGCAAAAAGGAAGACACGCCAGCGCAAAGCGAGGAGCGCGGACGAAACTGCAATTGATGGAGGATGATTATGGATTTGTGGAAGGGATATGAGCTAAGCAGGACATATGTCCCAGCGGCTTATTACACGATTACATCGATTAAGAGCAAAAACGGCAGAGCAAATCCATTGCATGACGAGGTGCTCGGTCGAAAGGCATACGTTGTTTACTTGGAGGTCGGAGAGCGTGGCTTTATCAAGTATTTGCCCGATTATGACGACCGGTATCATTGCCTACATACATCTACTGTTTTGGATTTTACTCCGTGGGGAAACGGCGAAGACACAATTACCATCCAAACAGCAAATACGGAGTACATCTTGACGAAGCAGTAAGACTTTTCAGCAGGAGGTCAATCATGCTTGAGTTCTATGGAAGAAAGTTTACTTGCGATGAATGCCCGATTTGTGAAGGCATTGAGCATAGGGTCAGGGTTGCAAGAGAGGGTGGCTACGAACCGCAGCTTGAATACTGCGGTTGCGATAAAGTCCAGACTGAATTTTTTATCAGTGGTTATTGTAGCGATGCTTTTGAGGCGGACAAGCCGCAGGGCAAACTGTGTGAACCGAGAAAAACCGGGAGAGCATATCGGCGCAAGATGCGCAAACAGAAGAAAGAAAAGCTGATGCGTATTATGACCTACGGATATAAGTCAGGTATCGGCTATACAGACTGGGGTTGGAAGGACGGCGTTTATCAGCCGGTCGGAAGTTACATCCAGTACCCCAAGAACTCAAACAGGCAGACGTTTTGGAAGGCATATTCCAATAGAAAAATCAGACGCTATAAGGGCGACGTTCGTAAAGGAAATTCGTACCGGAGACATTTCGATTATGCGTGGGAGGTTGACTAATGGAGAATAAAAATATGCGGAAGCTCAATGTGACCGTCCAATGTATGGCTGTGTATAACAGCAGCATTATGGTTCCACGCGAACTGACGTTTGAAGAGGCAATCAAATATGCCAAAGAACATATTGACGAGATTAACCTTGGCGAACTTGAGTACATTTCAGACAGCGATGAGCTCGATGAAGAGAACTGCGACTTCGACGAGGAGGAAGACACCGACTCTGATTGTAGGGTGCTTTATGAAACTGGCATTGAGGAGCCAGAAATCCTTGGCTCCGGGTCAACGTACAGCAATGTTGTATATTTCCCGGATGAAGAGCGTGCCTTTGAAGAATTCCATCACTGTGGACGGAACTATCTGCACAGGATAACTTACCGCAAAAAGTCACCGTACACAACTACGGAGTGGTGGGACGAAGACCTGAAATGCTGGCGGAGCTAAGCCGCTATGGATATATTTTTTAAGAACGATGGTTCATACAGTCAATCAACAGTGGGAATCCCAGTCCTTGTGGACTACACACCGGTTGGATTTGTACGAGAAGTTAATGCCGACATGGTAACGTGCTCCCTATTCGATAAGTTCATCGGGAAAGAGTGGTTGGCACAGCGTCTGACGACAAAAGAACCGGACATATGCTCTGTATATATCGATACAAAATGATGGAGGTATAACATGGGAGTAAGTATCAGCGAGTTTAGAGGTGAATATTATTTTCTGAGTAACTTCTACTCGGCACCAGTTACCTACAACGGAATGTGTTTTGAGAATAACGAGGCGGCGTTTCAAGCGGCTAAATGCCCAGAACGTATGACTGAGTTTTGCCGTCTGAATCCGTCAGAGGCAAAGAGGCTTGGGCGTAGGGTTAAGCTCCGTGGTGACTGGGAGGCGGTCAAAGATACCGTTATGTATGAGATTTGCAAGGCAAAGTTCTCACAGAATCCTGATTTGGCAGACAAGCTTGTTGCGACCAAGGATGCCGAACTCATTGAAGGCAATACTTGGGGCGACCGCATCTGGGGCGTCTGTGATGGCGTTGGAGAAAATCGCCTTGGTAAAATCCTTATGCGGGTCAGAGCAGAAATGTGATGTGAACTATGAAGAAGGCTAACACTTATAAAGGAAAACTCGGCTGGCAGTCTGAGTTCAGCCACAGATATGCTTGCTGGGCGAACAACCACAATGGGTGGGCAAAAGCCAAAAAGTCCAACAAGCGGTTGGCTAAGCGCAGATTGAAGAATGAGCTGCGGAAAGAACTTGTTTATAGCGCATCGGATAAACAAGTTGGAGAATGAGCGGAAGGAGAATTTATGAAGAGAGAAGATTTTATCTTTGACCATATGGATGATGAGTATGAAGACTATTGGTTCAAAGTCGTTGGCGATACAAAAGACGAGCTTACAAAGAAGTACATGGAAATGTGTATGGTTTCGGTGACCGAGGTCGTCTATTCCAATAAGGAACAGGTTCTTGGCATCAAGCGCCTCTTCCCGTTCAACTACGATGTCATTATGCCAGACGACACAGAGCTAAAAGATATGCTGGAATCGCTGGTAAACGAGGTAAACGGCTGACATGAAGAAACTGAAGCTCAACTATACCTGCACAGACCCAGATTGCGCCCAGTATATGGCAAAGGTGACGGATACAAGATACAGCTACATCGAGTACAGAGAATGGTTTGGGAATTATATTGTGTGTCACGCTGTTGTTGACCTACAGGACTATACTCTGGACGAAATTTGCACATACTGCTCCTCATACTATGCTTCTCTGGAACAGATGGTTGCTGACTACGGTTTTCGTGGAGCGTTGCAGATTATGGCAGAATGTATTTTTGAGCAGCTTGGTTTCGACGACATGGAGTTTAATGCAGAACAAAAAAGTGAAGGCGCCGCAATCAAGTTCATTCACGAATGGATGGAGGGCTGACTTGATATGGCGTTATATAAGATAGGAGTTACAGAAGCAGGCGACGCAGGAGTTGACTTGTCTTGGGAGGAGAAATTAGACGATGTCGATGCCGCTGTGCTTATTACGAAGTGTGTGTCACCGGATTTCTTTGACGCTACTTTGAGACATAAGGATAAGCTCATCATTCACACTACAGTTACCGGATATGGGCACTCTATTTTGGAGCCAAATGCGCCAACTCTATATGAGGAGTTTACAGCAATTATGGAATTGGTCAAAGCTGGATTCCCTATGAGCAGAATTGTTGTTCGTGTTGACCCTATTATTCCAACCGAAAAGGGACTCTCCGTTGCGTACCACACACTGACTTCCTTTATGGAAATGGGATTTCAGCGCTACAGAGTGAGCGTCATCGATATGTATCCGTACGCAAGAAGCCGGTTCAAAAAGGCTGGATTGCCGCTTCCCTATGGCGATAGCGGTTTCGCTCCGTCTCAAGCACAGCTTTCAAAAGTGGACGATATGCTGCGGCAAGCAAAGCAGTTCTGGGAAGGGCTGGATAACGGCAAAGTTCTCCGAATTGAGTCCTGTGCAGAACCCGGTCTTACGGAGCCGATTGCCTGTGGCTGCATTTCAGACTACGACCTCAATCTGCTCGGATTTTCTGAGGATGCAGAATCAAACGGGGCTGGCTATCAACGAAAGGGCTGTATGTGTTATGCAGGGAAAACTGAACTGCTGAAACATAAGACGAGATGCCCCCACGGGTGTCTTTACTGCTACTGGAAAGATATAAGAGGCTGATTTGATATGGAGTTCTATAGTAACTGTTTCATTGAAGTGATTAAGGCAAAAATCCGCAACCCAAAAATCATCGTCATGTATTTACCAGCATTTTTGAATGAGGTTCATTGTCCGCACTGGATGTGGATGGACGAAAATGGCGAACACGACTTCCATTTTTCTGGGAAGTTACCTTGGTATAAATGGTTTTGGCACAAAGGGACAATTAGAACTGTCCATCGTGGTTGCTACAAGGGTTGTATTTCTCAAATGATAGAAAAGAAATATTATATGAAAGGTTAATTCGATGACTAATTTCGAGGAAATTAAGAGGAAAATAGCCAATATGAATATCGATGAGCTGATAGAGTTTTGCGGCGGTGATACTTGCGAGAATGTGCTTTGCTCTTTTGTGAGCGATGGCGATTGTTGCGGGGACAATTGCAAGGTCAGCTATGATTGTGGAGGCTGTATTAAAAAGTTCTTGCAAAGAGAGACGAGAGATAAAATTACTCACTGCCCAAGATGTGGGCACCATGTGAATATACAGTCCGACGAAACCACAGGATACTGTCCGATATGTGACGAGGAGGTCTCAACATGAGGAAGTGCGATTTTTGCAAAAATGAATTAACTTGTTCTGGCGTTAATCGCAGCGAGTGTATCGTAAGAGACTTCTATAACTTCGAAGCGGAGCGAACCCCGGCTGATGATGTGACAATCATCACCAGACTTATCATGGAATGTCAGACACTTGACCCTGTAGCGATTGCAAAATATCTCGTTCAGAACGGGGTTAGTGCGAAAAGTTAGTCCATGAAGAACGTCTTATCGTACATCAATCCACCGCCAAGTCACAGGGACAAGGAGTAATGCTATGAAGAAAAGAAAGGCAATCAACATCCAGTGGGATATTGATGAAGACGACTGCGAATGCGGTGCCGTACTACTCCCACTTGAGATAGAAATCCCTAATAACATGACAGACCTCGAAGACATTACCGATTATATCTCTGATGTAACCGGTTTTTGCCACAAGGGATTTGAGTTGGAGGAATAGCCGTGAGGACTTGGACAGATGAAACAACCGGCTGCAAGATGTGTGAACCGGATTGCGTTGATGAATGGCTTTTTGATATCTGGGCTATCGGCTGCGATTACGACGGTGAAAGCACTGTAGACGGCTTGAAGAAGCTGGTGGACAGCCTCGTTGAAATGAGCCAGAAAGCAAGAGACTGCCTACATGATGGCAAACTATTCCCCGCAGACAAAGAATAACGACCAACCGCTTTGTAGATTTGCTGTTATACATATTTCCTTCAGCAGCTTTTCGCCAAAGGCAAAAGTAAGAATTCGGCACTATGCTCGTAAACCAGAAGCCCGCTACGCGGGCGGTTTTTTTCCTTTTACTCACTCGCTTTGCAAGCGACGCTCGTGAGTTCTGGTTTACGACCAATGCTTATGCACATCGGTTGAGGGAGTTAGAAAAACGACCGATGCGGAAAGCGGTTACAGTGAAGAGGTGGGATAATTGTTATGTGATAAATGCTTACACAAAAAAGTGTGCAGGTTTGAAGTCCCAGATGAGGGGCAATGTGATGACTTTATTGACGAAGCCATCGTAGATAAATTTAACAGCATTGGATGCACATCATTTCGAATTAGCGCGGATTCCATAAAAGGAATACTCGACAGACAATTAGCCGAACCCCCGGCTACTCTTGGGCGAAGCAATGCAGGTTGAACTTCACGACACATACGGCGTTCTTCGGATAAAGACAAGCGAGTTCTTATTCGATTTGGAGGACTTGCCGCTCATAAAGGGACGCGACAGTTGGTATTGCGACAAGGACGGTTACCTCGTCAGCAGTTACTTCTATAATGGTATTCGACGCTTTGTCCGATTCCACCGACTTGTGATGCACGCGAAACCCGGTCAATGTGTTGACCACATTAACAAAAACAAAGCGGATAACAGGAAGAAAAATTTGCGATGTTGCGAGCGTTCTGAGAACGACAGGAATCGCAGCTTGTATTCGTGCAATACATCCGGTGTCGCTGGCGTCTACTTCGACAAAGAACGTAAGAAGTGGGTTGCCAGCATTACTTATAACCATAAGAAAGTTTACTTGGGAAGATACGCGGTCAAGGAAGAAGCAATCTTAGCTCGGCTGACCAAGGAGGTCGAATTGTATAAAGAGTTCTCGCCGCAACGAGGGCTTTTGGAATCTCTAAATCTATAGGAGGCAAACGTGAGGGTAATCTACAAGTATCCATTGGAGATTACAGCAGAACAGGTAATCAATATCCCGATGCTGTACTTCGATGACCGCGTTGCAAGATGCAACGAACAAGTTCTTTATGTGGATGTTCAAGACATGATTCGACCTTGCCTTTGGTGCATGGTTGACACCGAAAACCAGACATACCCGATGAAGGTTGTGACAAAGATGACTGGCGAGGAAATCCGAGAAGATGAGAAGGACAAACTGAAATATGTTGGTTCATATCTCATCGGCGGTGGCGATTTCGTGGGTCATGTGTTCGTATGTTACGAATAAAACCTGAGTTTTATAAGGAGAAAATGCTATGAAGTATATGCTGATTGAAGTAATGGAGCGAGAAATCTCCGAACCCGAGTATTTCGATACGCACGACGCAGCACATGATGAGATGTGCCGACGTGTTGCTGAGGTTTACGATATCTCCCCCGACGAAGTCAAGGAGTCTTATCTTGAAGGCGAAGACCTGAATGATAACGCCGTAGTTCTTGATGATATCGCATGGGCAGAACGGTATGGCAAGAACTTTGATTGGAAAATTTTTGCTGTCGAGCAAGGCGCTCCGGTGCAAACACCGACGGTGCCTTTGTTTAATACGCTGAGATAATAATGATGCGGTGGCGGAATAGGTAGACGCTTACAAATTACAGTTCGGATGTCGCCCGGAAAAGCGATGGAGACCGATGCTCTGTTAGGTCATGTGGGGTGCAAATCCTCACCCGCATCACGATAGGTCACCCTATATTACTAACATACATATTCGAAAGGGGTGACACAAGTTTGGAAACAAATAAGCAAAATGAGATACGCGATGCTTATGAGCATAGCGCACAAGTCCAGTGTATTCCCGCTTCGATTAAAAAGACTACTGAGCACAGCGAAGAAGACCCATTGATGGTTGCGCCATATTGCAGGGTCAGTACGGACAGTAAAGACCAGCTCGCAAGTTATGAGTTGCAGTGCCAGTATTACAAAGAATATGTGTCGAAGCATCCGGGCTGGCGACTTTATGACATCTACGCCGATGAAGGGATTTCCGGGACTTCCGTAAAGAAACGCACGGATTTCTTGCGGATGATTGATGATTGTAAAGCGGGTAAAATCAACATGATTATCGTGAAGAACATTGCAAGGTTCGCACGCAATGTCGTTGATTGTGTTGCCACTGTGCGTATGCTCAAGGCACTGGATAAGCCGGTTGCTGTTTACTTTGAGGATATTGCAATCAATACCTTGACGCAGACCGGCGAGCTTCTGATGGTCGTCATGGCTGCTATTGCACAAGGTGAATCGGAAGCGAAGTCTGAGAGCGTGAAATGGGGGTTCCAGAAAAGATTCGAGAAGGGACTCCCAAAACTCGCAGACCTCTACGGGTACACCAGAGATAAACGACTGCTGGAGATTTACGAGCCCGAAGCGAATGTCGTGCGGCTGATTTATCAAATGTTCTACGATGACAGAACGATTCCTGAAATCTGTTACATCCTAAACCAGCAAGGTATCCCATCTCCACGGGGCGGTCAATGGACATACTCTACGGTAAAAACAATTTTGACAAATGAGAAATATTCTGGTGACGTTTTGATGCAGAAAACCGTTACCGTAGATATCTTTTCGCATCGCTCTATTCGGAATGACGGGCGTGCCAACCAGTTTTTTATCCAAGGTTACCACAAGGCAATTATTCCGAGAGCGCTTTGGCTTGAAGTACAACAGATTCTAAAAGGCGAAAATGTTGTCCCGGTTCCATCAGTTGATGAGGTGGCAGATTTGTCTGCATCTGATGTCCCTCGGATATTGGATGGCTTCTTTGTAATTAAACCTCGAAAGGATGGAAACAATGAGTATCTTAGACAACTTTGATGTGGTTGGCGTCCCTCGTACATTCAGTATTGCAGAGGTTCGAATCCTGAAGAACCGCATCTCCTTTAACCTTGCAACGGCTTCTGAGATTGGCTATCCGCCATTTGTGCGGCTGTTCATCAGCAGAGACAAAACACAAATTGCATTGCAGCCCTGTGCCAAAGAAACACCGAACGCAATGAAGTTCTTTACGTCGGATTCTATGAAAGACGGAAAGCCAAAGAAGAGGATGATTCCGGTTGGAAATCGTGCGCTGACGGCACTTGTAAAAGCCGGTATTGGTGTCGAGATGAATGTTCCGTTAAAGGCACCGGGCGTTCGCTTTGCAGATGAGGGCGTCATCATCTTCGACCTCAAACAAGCAACTGACATGAATCAACCAAATGCTTGCACAGAAACGGGTCTGTGCCTGATTCCCACTCCGGCATATCCATTTGTTGAAATGCCGTCTGGATACTTCGCATCATAATTGCAGGTGCCAAGCCTGCATACATATTTTGGAGGTGAACCAATTTGAGTAAGAAATATGATTCACTCGGCGACAGAATGAAAGGTTACGAGAATATCGCTCGCAATTATCTGACCCGTCGGATTCCAACCATTATTAGAGTGGATGGCAAGGCGTTTCATACATTTACAAGAGGTATGGAAAAGCCGTTTGACCGCATCTTGATGACAACGATGCAAAATACAATGAAGTACCTGTGTGAAAACATTCAGGGTTGTGTTTTCGGATATACGCAGTCAGATGAAATCACGTTGGTGCTTACAGACTATGCAACAATCACAACGGATGCATGGTTCGGATACAACATCCAAAAGATGTGCAGCGTTTCCGCTTCGATGGCTACGCTTGCTTTTTCAAATGCCTATACTGCTGAGCTGTGGAAGAACTTCCCCGAAGCAATGCGCAACAGTAACAATGGCACAAATAAGTACATTGAAACTCTGGTCGCAAAGATGGGTACAGCCATGTTTGATGCCAGAGTTTTTTCTATTCCCAAAGACGAAGTTTGCAACTGCCTGATTTGGCGTCAGCAAGATGCAACCCGCAACAGTATCGAGGCAGTTGGACAGGCAAACTTTAGCCAGAAAGAGCTTCATGGTAAAAGCTGTAACGTTATTCAAGATATGCTCTGGAAGGACTGCGGAATCAACTGGAATGACTTTCCTGTTGACTGTAAGCGTGGTTCGGCTTGCTACAAAACAAGAGTTAGAGAGACCGTCCCTGTTCTCAATAATACTGAAACGGTTGAAGTTTTCAGAAACCGTTGGGTTATTGACCGAGAGCCTCCCATTTTCTCGCAAGAAAGAGAGTATGTTGAGAAATGGATATGACACCGGTTGAAGTTGCCACCTGTATTTGCGATATCTATGAGAAGCTTGGTCGCTTAGAATGTCGCCTCGAAAATACGCGAGGAGATTTAGGCACAGCAATAGAACAAAACAGACGACACACGGAAGAACTATTTAGCCAGCAGACAGATGTCGAAAACAAAATCGATATAGCACTGACGACGGCTGTCCATGAATTGATTGAGTACCTACGATACCAAGACATCCAAGCTCTGGATGAGGAAGAGTTTTTGTTAAGGGTTCGGGAGCTTGTTCGTGTTGAGCAAGACGAACACCTTCCGTTCTAAGGAGGAAAAATATGAGTTGCTATAAAGACGGTGGCTGTGGTATTTATGAGATGTATTCTTGCTATGAATGCCCAGCAAGTAAGCCGGAGTACCTCAAAAGAAAGTCGCACGAGCCGCAAAAATTACAGGCAATCGGAATCTTGCACGACGTAGCCAAACAGATTCTGGATGACGAAGTGGTCATTCTCCTCCGTCAATACGGGACAACGCTTGCACCGGGGCGAATGGGAGATGAAAGCCGTGTTCCTAAGTGGCTGCTTGTTCTTGCGGCAAACAGAATCGAGGAGTTGAAAAATGCAAGAACAAAGCAATAAACAGTTCTACATTTCAGATTGGCATTATGGTCATGCAAACGTGATTGCCTTTGACAATCGTCCGTTCAAATCACTTCTGGAGATGGACGAGGCTCTTGTTGACCGGTGGAATGCTGTGGTTTCTCCGGGCGACACCGTGTACGTTCTTGGAGATATGTTTTGGTGTAAGGCACAAGATGCTATTCCGATTTTGCGTTCCTTAAAAGGACAGAAGTTTCTGATTAAGGGGAACCATGACCGGTGCAATGACAACAAATTCTTACGAGAGTTTGTTAAAGTCACAGAGTATCTCGAAGTGAAGGACAATGGGCGAACAGTGATTCTTTGCCACTACCCAATTCCATGTTTTAAGAATCACTTTTATGGCTCCTTCCACCTGTATGGTCATGTCCATAATTCCTTCGAATGGAACATGATGGAACACGACAAGTATCTGATGGAGGAACTGTACACGAAACCCTGCCAAATGTTCAATGTCGGGGTGATGATGCCGTGGATGGATTACACTCCTCGGACGCTTGATGAAATCATCGCTGCAAATTCGCATAACGAGGCTGTTAGAAATAAATGACGGCTTGAATCACTTGTGCCACAAGGCTTTGAAAGGCGCTTGATGAGTGGTATTAGTGCATCATATAAAACAAAAGGAGTGGTCACTTGTGATTTACTTGGACAATGCTGCCACTACACAAATGGATGAGCGGGTTCTTGATGCAATGATGCCGTATCTGACAACAGAGTACGGTAATGCAGGAACTCTCTATAAGTTTGGACGAGCTGCGAATGAGGCTGTGCAGAAAGCCAGAGCGCAAGTGGCAGCTTTAATCAATGCAGAGCCAGAACAAATTATTTTTACATCCGGTGGGAGTGAAGCAAACAATTTAGTCTTTCATGGATTGAAGGACTACCTGAAAAGTGTTGGGAAAACACACATTTTGGTATCGGCAGTTGAGCATGATTCCGTCCTACGAGCCGCAGAATCGCTTATAAAAGACGGGTTTCATGTAGAGTATATTCCGGTATCCAGTGAGTGCAGGGTCTCTCCTGCTGTCATTGAGGACGCATTACGGGCAGATACGGGGCTCGTATCTGTGATGTTTGCGAACAATGAAACAGGCGCAATCAACCCAATCGAAGATATTGGAACGATTTGCATGAAGCGCGGGATTCTGTTCCACACAGATTGCGTGCAAGCTGCAGGATGCTATCCTATTGACGTAGTGAAAATCGGCTGCGATTTCCTTTCGGTGTCATCACATAAGATTCATGGGTGTAAAGGCATTGGAGCTTTGTACGCAAAGGATAAGTCCAAACTTACACCTATTGTATATGGTGGTTCAGAGCAAGAGTTCGGGCTGAGGGGCGGAACAGAAAATGTTGCTGGTATCGTAGGATTCGGAAAGGCTTGTGAGATTTCATCGAAGAGTTTGCACGAAGATACGGTGTGGGTTTCAACATTGAAACAGCGATTTTTCATGGCGCTGAATGAAGCGCTTAAAGATACGGGTGATGAAGGCTGTGTCCATGTAAATGGTATGTCGATTCTTACACCCGGAAAGACAATTAACTTGAGAATGGACGGCGTTGATGGCGAAACGCTCTTGCTTATGTTGGACGGCAAGGGAGTTTGTGTTTCTGCCGGGTCTGCGTGTAGGAGTCACGAAGCAGAACCAAGTCACGTTTTATCTGCGATGGGGTTATCCAAAGATGAAGCGCGGTCTTCCATCAGAATCTCGTTCTCAAAGAAAAACACGGCTGATGAAGCCGTAAGAGCTGCACAGATTTTAGCTGGGTGCATTTCAGCACTCAGGGCGAGAGAAGAAAGGGAGTAAGGTTATGACGATTGAGCAAATCAAAGAGATGGTCAACGGTTCTGCTTATGATTTCCTTAGAACAAACGAGCACCTCGGGCGCAAGATTATCTTTCTTACGCTTGGTGGCAGCTATTCCTATGGAACGAACGTCGAAACATCCGATGTTGATGTAAGAGGGTGTGCGTTGAACAGTGAATCAGATTTGCTTGGTCTGACGAGCTTTGAGCAGGTCGTTAATACACAAACGGATACGACAATCTATGCTTTTAATAAGCTGGTGAGCCTGCTCCTAAATTGTAATCCAAATACGATTGAAATGCTTGGGTGTAAGCCAGAGCACTATTTCTATATCTCAGACATTGGTAGAGAAATGATTGCCAACAGAAAAATGTTTCTGTCCAAACGAGCAGTCCATTCTTTTGGAGGTTATGCGAATCAGCAGCTCCGGCGCTTGGAGAATGCTCTTGCGCGAGATAGACTGTCACAGGCAAGAAGAGAGGAACATATCCTCAACTCTATGAAAGGCGCCGTTAAATCATTTGAGAGTCGATACACGATTTTTGAAAACGGCAGCATTGTTCTCTATACAGATGAGAGTCCGCGAGAGGATTTAGACCGTGAGATTTTTGCAGATATCCAGCTTAAAAAATATCCGGTCAGAGAGTTCAATAGTGTAATCAACGACCTGACGAATGTTATCGGGACGTATGAGAAGCTCAACCACAGAAACCACAAGAAGGACGATGAGCATTTGAACAAACACGCGATGCATCTTATTCGTTTGTACCTTCTCTGCTTGGATATTCTGGAGAAAGAGGATATTGTCACATATCGTGGTGATGACCTGCCTCTGCTGATGAGTATCCGTAAGGGTGACTATCAACTGGAAGATGGAACATATAGACCAGAGTTTTTTGAAATGGTTTCTGACTTTGAAAAACGACTCAATTATGCAAAGCAAAACACGAGCCTCCCAGATAACCCGGATATGAAGAAAGTTGAGGAGTTCGTTATGAGTGTAAACAGGAGGGCGATTGATGCATAGGATTTCTATCCCCAAAGGTGCGCGAGCAGTTCTGCTGAATCTCCGATATGAAAACCATGAGGCATATGTGGTTGGCGGATGTGTCCGAGACAGTTTGCTTGGGAAAGAACCAAAAGATTGGGATATCTGTACCTCTGCTACACCGGACGAAGTTAAGGAACTAATGCATCGTCGTGGCATAAAGACAATTGATACTGGGCTGCAGCATGGAACAGTAACGGTTGACATGGGCACTGTTGGGAAGTATGAAGTCACAACGTTTCGAATTGATGGAAACTATACAGACGGGAGGCACCCTGATTATGTGGAGTTTACCGAGAGCATTTATAAGGACTTGTCTCGCAGGGATTTCACCATCAACGCTATGGCGTACAACAGTGCTGGATTGATTGACCCCTTCCACGGGAGAGATGATTTACAAGCAGGGATTATTCGCTGTGTTGGCAATCCTGATGAGCGTTTTGAAGAAGATGCGCTTCGCATTTTGCGAGCGCTGAGATTCGCAGCGACCTATGGCTTTTCTATCGAAGAACAGACAGCCGTTGCCATCCACAAGGATGCTTGGATGTTAAAACGTATTGCTGCAGAGCGAATCAATGGCGAGCTTTGCAAAATGCTGCTCGGCGACGGCATCTTAAATGTGCTGCTGAATTTCTCAGATGTTATTGCGACGATTATTCCAGAAATGGAGCCTTGCATTGGGTTTGAACAGAACAACAAGTATCATCAATACACTGTGTACGAGCATATTGCCCACGCTGTTGCGAACTACAAGGGTACCGATGTGTCTGTTAAGGTAGCCCTACTACTCCACGACATCGGAAAGCCACAATGCTACACTGAAGATGAAAACGGTGGGCACTTCCACGGTCATGGGGTGCCAAGCCGTGATATTGCGGAACAAGTTTTGGATAGACTGCGGTTCGATAATAAGACAAAGCAGGAGGTTCTTGAACTCGTGCTTTATCACGACACTATGATTGAGCCAACACCCCGCACAGTCCGCAAATGGCTGCATAAACTCGGTGAACGTCGGTTCTCGCAGTTTTTGGATGTGCGGATGGCTGATATTCTTGCCCATGCAGAGGGTACACAGGAGTCCAGAATCGAAAGATGCATTGCACTCGGTTCCATTATGTCTGAGGTTTTAGAAGCGGAGCAGTGTTTCGCATTAAAAGACTTGCGAATCAACGGAAGAGATATTATGAACCTCGGCATTGAACAAGGGAAACGTGTTGGCGAAATCCTTAACAGCCTTTTAGATGAAGTGATTTCGGGTGCTTTGGAAAACGAACACAATGCTTTGATGCAGAGGGCGGTGGAGCTTCTTGGCTGAACCCAAATACCCCAAAGGTGAAAGAGTCTGGGTTGGATATTATAATGCCGAGCATGAGCTCTGCTTTATCCTTACCAGCAAAGAGAGCCGTGAGTTTTATTTCCTGTATGAGCTTGTTGACGGAGAGTTTAAGAAGCTTGGAAAAGCACGGACACCGAAAGAACTTGAGGATAAGTTCGAAGTTTCGAAGAGAATGAGGTGTGCGCAATGATGTCTGATTTTGAGTATGATTGCTGGCAGCGTAAACGTATTGCACAGCAAGCAAAGTACCGCAAGTGCGGAAGCAAGAGCAAGAAATGCTCAATGTCAACAGACCACATGACGCAAAAACAATGGAAGGAAAGGAATGGGAAAGTTGTGACCGTTAATTTGAACCAGCCAATTACATGGGATGACTTCAAGGCACTGACGGCTTCAATGCAAGAAGAGTATCTCAAACACATGATGGAAAACTATGGCGCTAACGCAACGAGTTTTGCCGCCATGTTCGGAGTGCAACCACTTACGATTCGTCGGCATATCCAAATGAACAAGCTGAATATCAAGTTCCCAGTTGGTCACTCTATGAGTACAGCGCAAAAGGATGCGTGGGATGAATTGCTGCATGGGAAAACATCTGATGAGGATGCCGAAGTAGAAGTAGAAGATGTACCAGCTACCAAGTTGGACGAAGCAGCTTCCAAACAGAGTATGGATATGAAGCGCTTTTCATTGTGCTTTAACGGGAGAATTGATGTCAACATGATTGCGAATTCTTTGCTACATATCTTGGGCGACAATGCAGTTGGAGAGGTTGAAATTGTGTGCAACCTTAGTTGATTTGCCTTGATAATCTGTATCTTTGTGATAGAATTGAATTGAAGGAGTGGTCAAATGGATAACGGCTTTGACTTGAAGTTTATGTCAGACGAGGAGCTGCGAAACGCAATGGATGAGTTCATCGATAGCGTTAAGGACGATGTCGCAGCAGATGAAGAAAAGACAACGGTTTTGAATCCGATGAAGCTGCAGCAGATGCAGTTTGCTCATGCGGCACTAAAATACATTACAAGGGATTCTGACGTTGAAGTTTCCTACAAATTAAATACACCGTTCAAAACGATGGGGAGCATCAGTGTCGAGGGAGAGACGCTGGCTTTTGACAAACCGGAGTGGTTTGCGAGAGTAGCAGAGTTTGCAAACAACATGGAGGTCTATCCATTGGTTAAGAACCGAGTCCGTTTGACATTTACATTCCACGGTCTCACTAAACCGATTGAATAAGAGGAGGCTGGAATGGAGTACACAACTTGCAAAGACTCCGTCATGGAGTTGATTAGCGATGGTTCTAAGGTCTTTGGACGCGACTATAAGATTTCAGAAGAAATGCTTTCTAAAATCGATGAGATTTGTGATGGCGTGGATGAGTTGGTATCTGAAATTGAATGCGAAAGTGTCCATGCAGATATTGAAGAAAAAACAAAGACACTCCGTATTGTCATTGTGTGTGATGAGCTTGAGCTTCACGGAGGAAGAACCAACGGGTTTTTCAAGCTAATTACGAAACTGAACTCTTTTAGCTTTTCAAAGCAGGGTCGAGAGTTCATCAAAATTGAGTTGAACATTTCGAATGTATGGGAGCGTATGAGTGAATGAAAAAAGAAGAGGGCGGCTAAGAGACGCCTTGAAAATGCTGAGCAGTGCTGCATCCATTGTGGAAACAGTCTGCGACAGTGAGCAAGACTGTATGGATAACTATCCTGAAAACTTGCAAGGAACAGAGAAGTTTGAGCGTATGGAAGATGCGGTTGATAGTCTCAGTGATGCGCTCGAAAAGATTGATGATGCGAAAGGACATATCCAGTCTGCGTTAGGCTGATGTAGTGGTGGCTTTATGGAACTTGTGATTGCTGTGATTCTCGGAGTTATCTTGCTCATTAAATTTGGGTCAGATAAAAACGCAGTGAGGAATACTCGAAAGGCGTATGACAAGAAACAGCAGGTAATTTCGGAGTGGAAAAGTGTAGTGACAGACCGCAGCCTTGAGCAGCGACTGAAAAGCTTTATCCATAATCCAGACAATAAAGAACAAGTTTCTGAGGAAGTTGCTCCTGTATATGAGGGAATCTTCGCCGGTAAGCAACTTTGCGAGTTGTTTCCAAAGGAACGGTGGTGTAAACCAAAAGCAGGATGGACGCCAGAGTATCACGAGCAAGTCCAGCGAGAAGTATGTATGAAGAACTCAGAAAACGCGCTTAGAATTATGATGGCAAAACGCGGGAAGATTTTGGACTATGACGCAGACAGAAGCGCGTCTTACAGTCCCAGTGTAATATCAAGTGGTATCTCAGCAGACTCTCCATTGACGGCGTATGTTCTTATCTGGTGTGCGAAAGCCATAAAGGAGCATGGGGTGCCAAATGAGTTTATTGTTCCATCAATCGGTAAATATGGAGCAGGTAACATCCATTGGGAATTATAAAAAGTAGGGCTCACGCCCTACTTTTTCAATCCTCAAACAAATAATCTGGAAGGTCAATTTTTTCTTTCAGCAGCACCTTGCCGCAGGCTTTTACAGAGCGTCCGCTGTCGGCTGAGACGAAGATGTTTGTATGGCGAAGCTCTGGGTTTGCAGAAACCAAAACCAGATTGTTATTATCATCAAGATAGTATTGCTTACAATACATTGCTCCATCGACACAGAAGATGCCAACATCTCCAACTGAAAGCTCTGCATCTTTTTTTACATATACCATATCACCATCATGTATATATGGGTACATACTGTTGCCTTGGATATAAACAGCGTAGTCTGCTTCCTCTGGTACGGAGCTATCAACAAGAATCATCTCGAAGTCAACCCCGTCGAGAGGTACAGAGCTACCGGCAGCAGATGGAGTAGTATAGCGTGGAATGAATCGCTCGCTGTTGACCTGCTGAAAATCTATGACCTTTGGAATGACACGAATTGTTTTAGCGGCATCGACCCTTTCCTTCTCAAGTACACAGATTGCGTCAACTGCTTTTTTGCCATAGTTGTCAAGAGCTTGATAGCTGGACAAAAGTTTTTTTTCGGCAGAAGTGAGAACCAAAGCGTAGTTTGGTGTGTTCTCCAAATGGAAGTCCAATAGCGTGTCCATCGATATATTGAGAGCCCGCCCGAGAGAAAGCAACGCATCCATTGCGGGTTTCTTAGCGTTGCGTTCCCAAGCGCGAATTGTAACTGTGGAAACACCTACTGCATCTCCAAGATTTTGCTGTGTGAGGTTCCGTTCTGCACGAAGGCTCTTTAGCCTCTGCCCGAAGTCCATGTTAAAGTCCTCCAAAAAATAGCCCAAGTTTTGATGTTGACAGACCACTGTGTTTGTGGTAGCATAAAACCGCAACAACTGTTTCTATTGACAGATTAACACAAACAACTGTTTCTGTCAATAATTAAAAAAGGTAGCTCGCCAATATAGACGAGCTACCACGAAACGCACACTGCCATGAACACCAACGTAATAACAGCGTGCAACGACCCGTTAACGACAGGTCGAAGTCATCGTTGACACCACTCAGCAATGACTCACTTGTAGTATAACACGGGATTTCTCGTAAATCAATGGAGGTTTTTACTACAGGATGAAGAAGATAGTCTCAGTCAAGGAACTTAAAGAGTATTGTGAAAACCATAAGCCCCAGCAGATTTCCTTTTACACAGAGAACCAGAGTTGGTATTGCGTCTCAGACCCATGCAAATTCAAGTTGTCATTCCCAGTTATGTTGATATGCGAGAACCCCAATATGATTTGCTTGAAATCTGGAGCAAATACCTTATGTTTTGACCGAGTACGTTGTGTCGAGATAGACACTGAAATGACCGTGATTGGAACTGTTTTCACAGTTTTTTGTGGAGGTAGAAACGACAAAGAACAAGAAATCACCTATACCCTGTTAGCCGGTTAAATATTTTTCGATGTTGTCTATATAATTGACTTGACTATGCCATATTGGGCGTGCTATACTCCAACCATCAACATAATTGTATTTAAGGGGTTTAGCGCATTGGGTTTTCAGAATCATAAAGAACGGGTTCCACAGATTGGTGAAGTGTATTTGATGAAGTTCGGTGGCAGTGGCAGCGAACAGAGTGGTTGGCGTCCGGGCGTCGTCTTCCAGAACAACATGGGGAATGCATACAGCCCCAACATCATCGCACTCCCACTTACCAGTTCGCTCAAAAAGACGAACCAACCTACACACGTTATCATCAAAGCAGCAGATAGTGGGCTTCGCAGAGACAGCATGGTTCTTTGCGAAAACCCAGAGCGTATGTCTAAAGAACGCCTCGGGCAGTACATCACTACGTTGTCAGAGGAGCACATGAAGCAAGTTGCCGAGGCAAACTTGCTGGCGACGGGTGCAATCGCCTATCTGGACATCGAAGCGCTGCTTGCTGTGTGGAAGAAAGCCGCAGCCCTAAACGCTGTTGTACCAGCATAATGCTACATACTAAGTAGGAGGCTCGCTATGTACAATGCGGAGTTAAAGTCAAGATTCGTTAAGGACTATACCAAGAGTATCAATACGGCTAACGTTGCCACAACAGTTTTCGAAGCGTTTGAACCGTATGAAACTTCGTGGAATGCAGACCTCTGTACAAGAGACAGAGAAGAACTGCAGCCAGCTATCGATGAGATACTTGCACTGCGCTCCAGAAGCCAGTGGATGTCTCTCACGATATTAAAAGAGTATGTAAAATGGTGTATTGCCATGAAGGTTCCAGACGCTTGCGATGGGATGCTTAATATTGAGGCGGCGGGGTTAGCAAAAGTTAGGCGGCAGATGGTCTCAAGTCCACTCCATCTTCAACGTATTCTTGATGAGGTCTTTGACAAAGAGAGCGAAGAGACAATCGATGTCACCTACCGTTGTTATTATTGGATGGCTTTTGGTGGCATCAAAGAAGATGATACACTTCTCGTAAGAGCGTCTGATATTGACTTCGCCAACATGGAAATTGTCTATCAAGATACGCACGTCCCGCTTTATCGTGAAGCACTGCCAGCGTTCCATAAAGCAGCAGAACTCAATAGCTTCTGCTACAAGAATCCCAATTACTCTCGAACGATTACACGAGATAGAGTTTCTGGCGATACTTTGATGCGTGGTATTCGCGCAGTAAAAAAGACCGCGACACTTCGTTCAATTTTATCTAAGAAATCAGCAAAAGCCATTGAAGATGGACTCACCCAGCAACAACTTAGTTTCTACAGAGTATGGATGTCAGGGTTATTTTACAGAATGTACGATAGAGAACGAGCCGGTATTCCGGTCGATTTCTCAGAAGCAGCAACAGACTTTGTCGCTGACAGAACTTATGTGCTCAACGGAAGAATCAAGTTGGAGCACAAGCAGAACCGCATAGAAAAAAATTATATGGAAGATTATCAGCGTTGGAAGCTGGCGTTTTCAATCTAACGAAGCGAATGAAGAGATTCCCACAGAAGTGGGTTTCTCTTTTACATATATCAACATAATTAAATAACATACATCGCCGAACGGCTTAGGTATAAATCTGGAAAGAAAGGAGAAAGTGTATGGCTTTCAAGAAGACAAAGCAAGAGGCATTGGACTTGCTGCAGGAAAAGGAAAAGCGTCTGGCTGAATTGACAGAAGAGTCCGCATATGCGGTTCAGATGGTTCAGAACACCATTGATAATCTGCAAGCGGTCAACAGTGACATCCAGACCACGATGGATGAAATCGATACATATATGCAGCGGTTGAATGATACTCGCAGCAGCCTCAGCACCACTCACGACAAGAATGAAAAAATCATGCAGAACTTCGCCAAGCTGTTGTGCGTTGATTAAGGAGGAGATTCATTGAGCGAATTAAAGGAAAGATTCCTCGCGGTCTACAAGGAAACAGTTACGCGAGAGGGTTCGGACTCTTTGCTGGACTGGCTCGAACATTCTGATTTCTTCGTGGCACCGGCTTCGACAAGGTATCATGGATGCTATGAGGGTGGGCTTTTGCAACACTCTCTTAATGTTTATGATTGTTTGAAAATCGGAATCGAGGCAGCCGGACTACAAGGCACCTATAGCGAGGAAACAATCGCAATTGTTTCTTTGATGCATGACCTTTGTAAAGTCAACTACTATAAAAAGGGCTTTCGGAATGTCAAAGATGAAGAGACTGGGCAGTGGTATAAAAAAGAGGTTTATGAGGTTGATGAAAAATTTCCCTGTGGAGAACACGCAGATAAGTCTGTTATCATCCTTCAGAATTTCATTCGCCTTGAGCCAGAAGAAATCTTGGCAATTCGTGCCCACATGGGCGGTTGGGACACCGCAGTAAAAGGTGGTAACGCTTTCATTGGTAAGATTTTTGAGCGTAGCAAACTGGCGCTCCTGTTGCATCTTGCCGACATGGGAGCGACATATTTAATGGAGGGGTGAAATGGCAGAACAGATGAACATTTATCAGAAACTTGCCAGAATCAGAAAGCAAGTGGAGGTCATCCAGAAGAACAAGAGTGGCTACGGTTACAAGTATGTTTCCGAGGATGAGATTCTCGCAAAAATCTCGGTATTTATGGACAAGTATGGTCTGTCTCTGATTCCGAACATCAAGCAGGGCAGCACAATTGTGTCCCCCTATACATACAAAAAGACCAAGACTACCGGCAAGGGTGATATCTATGAAGAAAACAACAACGAGGTCTTGGTTAGCGCGGATATGATGTGGTCTTGGGTTGATAACGACAACCCGGAAGAGCGTATCGATGTTGAGTGGGCGCTTGTTGGGCAACAGGGAGATGCTTCTCAGGCATTTGGCTCTGGTTTGACATATTCGAATCGTTATTTCCTGCTCAAGTTCTTCAATATTGCTACACCTGATGCAGACCCTGATGCATTCCGTAGCAAGCAGAGAGCGGCGGAAACAGCAGAGGACAAAATGATTGCCGAGCAAATCATTCAGAGTTTTGATGAGACACTGAAAGAGTATCTCAGTGTGCATAAGGATAAAACAGACGATGTTAAAAAGTTTGTATCCAAGTACGCAAAGGGCGGCAACTACTTTGCAATTACAGAGTCCGTGTTGGCAGGAAAACTTCTGTCGGATTTCAAGGAAACGTTTAAGATTGAGGAGTGATACACTATGGGTTTTCGTACAGGTGCCTATGCAAAAATTTGGGAAGTAACTCCCATGAGCGACACGAGCACAAAGGTTCGGTTGTCGGTCAGCAGAAAGAACAAGCAGACCAATGAGTACGAGCAAGACTTTTCCGGTTTTGTTCTTGCCATTGGAACTGCGGCGGCAAAGAAAGCTGCTTGTCTGAAAGAGGGCGAGCGCATTAAGCTTGGAGACGTTGATGTCACGACAAAGTACGACAAGGAGAAAAAGGTGACGTACACCAACTTCAAGATGTTCTCCTTTGAAGTTGAGAGCTACTCTCGTCGCCCTCAACTTCAAGATGTTCTCCTTTGAAGTTGAGGGCGACGAGAGTAGCTCTCAAACCACAGACCCTCAGCCTACGGTTGATGATGGCGAAATTGATGACAGCCGGTTGCCATTCTAAGGTAATCGCCTATGGGAGAAGTAAACTACGCACCACTCATTGATGACATGGTGTGGAGCTACTCACGAATAAAGGCTTTTGAGGATTGCCCGTATAGGTGGTACTTGAAGTACATAAAGAAGTTTCATGGTAAGGATATGTTCTTTTCAAGCTATGGTACTTTTATGCATAAGCTTATTGAGTTGTATCACAAAGGTGAAAAAACGCCAAGGCAGATTGTCGATATGTACTTGCAAGGCTTCAAAACTGAAGTTGTGGGGCGTGCTCCAAACAGGAAGGTGTTCAGTAGTTACTTTACTGGCGGCTTGCAATATCTTAAAGCACTTCAGCCATTCCCGTATGGCATGGTTGGTGTCGAAAAGAAAGTTGACTTCGTAGTAAACGGTATCCCGTTTGTTGGTTACATAGACTTCCTTGGGGAAAAAGATGGTGACCTATATGTCGTAGACAACAAGTCGAGGATTTTGAAACCACGAAGCAGCAGAGCAAAACCAACTAAGGCTGACGAAGAGTTGGATGCTTATTTAAGACAGCTTTATATCTACTCTGCGGCAGTTGAAGAAGAATATGGTAAGACGCCAAAGAGTCTTTGCTTCAACTGCTTTAGAGATAAGCTGTTTATCATAGAGCCATTTAAGGAACAGGCATACGCCGAATCTAAAGAATGGCTTGCGAAGAGCATCGGAAAGATTCGTGAGGAATCAGATTTCAAACCATCAGTAGAGTTTTTCAAATGCACACACCTGTGTGAAATGCAGGATATGTGTGAGTATTACGAGTTGATGAGAAAGAGGTGATGAATTATTAGGGCAAGTGAAGATATGGCAAGGGTTGAGAGCGAAGCTGGCATTATCGCTACGCTGATTCATCACCCGGAGTTCTCATATTACTCAGAGCAACTGTTGCCAAACCATTTCACTAACGAGGAGAACCGCTATATCTATCAGGCGATTTGTTCTCTTGCACGAGACGGGATTACGACGATTGACCCGTATAACATTATCCAAGCGCTGTCTGCGAAAGAAGCGACAAGGCGTTTTGCAGATGAGCTCAGCATCGACCAGCTCTATACATTGATGGACAACAGTGACAGCATTGCTCGAAATACTGTTGAAGAGTACAAGCTGCTTGTCAACAATGTTATGGATGCGGCTTTTAGGCGGGATACTTTTCAGCAACTCAAAGAGTGCCAGAAGCTTTGCACTCAGCCGTCCGAAGAAAACATCGAACAGAAAATCTACAAGATGCTGGATGATGTGATGATGGAGTTCTCAGCAACAAACGAAGTCCCACCATACAAAGATGTCGTAGATAAATGCTGGGAAGAAATCAAAGGCAGGCAAGGCGCTGGATACGCAGGTATTCCCTTTAAGTTTCCTGCATTGAACGATTATGCGACCATTGAGCGTGGAGAACTGTTCATCTTTGGCGCAGAGCAAAAGCAGGGCAAGAGTATGATGCTTTTGAATTGTGCAGTTGACTTGCTGAAGCAGGATTACGCAGTCCTCTATCTGGACAGTGAGCTAAATACGCGACTGTTTACATCAAGAATCTTGGCACACCTATCTGGTATTGAGTACAAGCGATTGACATCTGGCAATTATAGCGACGAAGAGGAAAAGCGTATTCTGGATGCAAAGGAATGGTTAAAAACGCGCAAGTTCACCCATATCTATATCCCAATGTTTGACCAACAGAGTATTTTTACGGCTGTGAATAAGGTGAAACATACGCAAGGGCTTGATGTTCTTATTGTTGATTACTTCAAGGGTAAAGGCGAGGGCGATGCGTTTGACAGCTATCAAGAGCTTGGTAGATTTGTAGATATGGTGAAGAATCAGATTTGCGGTGAGATGAATATTGCTGGTATTGGCGCCGCTCAAGCAACCATTACCGGTAAGCTTGCCGATAGTGCAAAGATTGCTCGTAACGCATCAACCATTGCAATGATTTCCGATAAAACCCCAGAGGAAATCGAAGCTGATGGTGCCGAGTGCGGCAACAAAAAACTCCGTGTAACTGTAAACCGTAATGGTATGCAGATGACGCAGGACGAATACATAGATTTGCTGTTCGATGGAAATCACATCCTCTATGAACAGGCAAAACAGCATATTCCACAGACACCTTTTTAACCTGTCAACATAATTAAATAAAATACGGAAGGAGGAGTGGGGTGGAGCTATCTGAGCTGATTGAATCAGTCGATATCCTTGAATACATCTCGCAATATACAGAGTTCACAGAAAAGAACGGAGAATATTGGGCATTGTCGCCATTCAAAGATGAGAAAACCCCTTCCTTCTCCGTTCGTAAGGAAACAAACTCATTCTACGACTTTTCATCGGGTATCGGCGGTAACGTACTGACATTCATTCGGTATTACGACAAGTGTGGTTATGCTGAAGCTATCGAAAAACTGAAAAATTACAGCGGAGTCGATGGGAATGTGGTCACCAGAAAGAAATTGGCGACAGTTGAGGTCGCCAAGAGGTTTATGCCGCCGAAAAAAGTGCAGAAGCAGTCAAAATCAACTGTGCTTCCAGACGATTATATGGAACGGTATGAAAAAAGACCGGACAAATTAGCTGTTTGGGAGCGCGAGGGCATATCCAAAGGTTCACTCGACAAGTTTGGCGTGTACTACGACAGCTTTTCGGATAGATTGGTCTATCCAATACGGAATCCAGATGGAAAAATCGTAAATGTAGGTGGTAGAACGCTTGACCCGACATGGAAAGAAAAAGGTTTGCGTAAATACACCTACTTTATGGCGTGGGGTGAGCTGAAAACTATTTATGGTCTTGCAGAAAACATGGAATGCATCAGGGAAAAGGGAGAAATCATTCTTTTCGAAGGATGTAAGTCAGTTTTACTCGCAGATACATATGGGGTACACAACACTGGTGCGATTTTGACATCGCATCTTAATCCGAATCAGATTAAACTGCTGGTCTCCCTTGGGTGCAGGGTGGTTTTTGCCCTTGACAAGGATGTTTGCATCAGGGACGACCACAATATCAAGCGGTTAAAGCAGTTTGTCAACGTTGAATACATTTGGGACAAGGAAGATTTGCTTGGCGATAAGGACAGTCCTGTCGATAGAGGTCAAGACACTTGGAAAAAACTCTACGACGGGAGGCTGTCATGGCGATGAGCAATCAATACACCCTATACCACTTGCATAGCGACCTTTCAAACGGTGTTACCAACATTGACTCCGTTACAAAGTACGGTGAATACATAGAGCGTGCCAAAGAGTGCGGCATGAAAGCAATGGCGTTTACGGAGCATGGCTCTGTTTTTGAGTGGTGGCACAAGAAAAGTGCTATCGAAGCTGCTGGAATGAAGTATATCCACGGCATCGAGGCGTATCTTACGCTTAACATCGACGAAAAAATCAGAGACAACTACCACTGTGTCTTGCTTGCGAAGAACTACGACGGGTTCTTAGAACTCAACAGCCTTGTGTCTAAGAGTTTCTGCAGAACCGACAACCACTTTTACTATGTCCCACGAATCACGTTCAACGAATTGTTTGCGACATCTAACAACATTATCATCACTACGGCTTGTGTCGGTGGCGTTCTCGGGAAAGGTGACGAACAAGTTCAGCAGTATTATCTGGATTTTCTTGAACGAAATAAGCACCGCTGTTTCTTAGAAGTCGGTCACCACATGGATGAGAAGCAGGTCACCTACAACGAAAAACTGTTATTGCTTAGCAAGAGTACCGGTGTCCCTTTGATTGCAGGAACTGATACGCACGTCCTCAATGCAGAGCATGAAAAAGGAAGAAGTATCTTACAGGCATCTAAAAACATTACGTTTGATGGCGAAGAACGTTGGGACTTGAAGTTTAAGACTTACGACGAGTTAGTTGCTGCATATAGAGAGCAAGGGTCGCTTCCAGAAGCAGAATATATGCAAGCCATTGAAAACACCAATGTGATGGCAGATATGGTAGAGCCGTTTGAATTAGATAGAGGTACAAAGTACCCACATATCTACTCTGAACCCGAGAAGACGTTCCGTGACAAGATTCAGACAGCAGTTGAGAACCACCCATATGCACTCAAGCATCACACAAAGGAAGAGTTGCAGAAAACTATCGATGAAGAGTTCGATGTTTATAAGGCAACGAAGTCAATTGACTTTATGCTGCTCCAAACTTACTTGCGTGAGTGGGAAAAGCAAAACGATATCCAGTGCGGCTATGGTCGTGGCTCAGTTTCAGGTAGCATGATTGCGTATCTCTTGGGGATTACGCAGATGGACAGTATGAGGTATGGTTTGAACTTCTTCCGCTTTATGAATCCGTCCCGTGTTACAAATGCTGATATTGACACGGACTATTCTGGCAAGGACAGAGAAACAATTAAGCGGTTCCTGCTTAAAGATAAGATGAATCTGCCGAGTATTCGTTCAGCAGAAATTATTACCTTTAATACCATTGCACTCAAAGGCGCAATCCGCGATGTTTGCCGCGCTCTCTATAAAGACCGCGCAGACATGAACTATCTTCAAGTGGCAAACCACATCTGCAAAGAAGCGGAGCTCCATGAAGATGCTATCCGAAAGAAGTATCCAGATGTCTTCAAGTATGTAGATATCGTTAATGGAACAATCGTCTCCATCGGTACACACCCGAGTGGAGTCCTTATCAGTGACCTACCTATTGACCAAACGGTTGGTCTGTGCAGTATCTCCACATCCGAGTATCCGGTATCCATGATTAACATGAAAGAGCTGGACGACTTGATGTATGTCAAGCTTGACATCCTTGGCTTGGATAATATCGGTGTCATCAACGATACCTGTAAAATGCTTGGGATTGAGCGCTTGACGCCAGACAACACTGATATGGAGGATATGAATGTGTGGAGAAGTATCCGAGACGATACGACGCTTATCTTCCAATGGGAGTCTGACAGCGCACAGCATTATCTAAAGCAGTTCATGTCTGATGCCACGCTCGATATTGCTCGGTCAAAGATTCCAAATTTCTCAATGCTAAAGTGGATGTCATTTGGTAACGGCTTGCTCCGACCTGCGTGTGCCAGCTTCCGTGATAGTGTAGCCAAAGGCGAGTTTTACGATAACGGTTTTGACGCACTGAATGAGTTCCTTGCTCCAGAGGCAGGACGAATCGCAATGCAGGAAACCATTATGCAGTTCTTGGTTAAGTTCTGCGGCTACTCAAGCGCGGAATCAGACAACGTCCGCCGAGCGATTGCCAAGAAAAAAGGAACAGAAAAGCTCTTGCCGGAGATTGAAGAACGCTTTGTGGCTTATTGCTCAAAGGCGTACAAGATGAGTGCAGAGCGTTGCGAAGAGGTTATCAAGCCGTTCCTGCAAATCATTCTGGATGCATCAGCGTATGGCTTCTCGTGGAACCACTCAGACGCTTATTCGTCCATCGGTTATATCTGCGGATATTTGCGCTACTATTACCCATTGGAGTTCTTAACAGCAGCATTGAATATCTTCGGGGACAATATGGACAAGACTGCTGACATTACAAGCTATGCCCATAAGGTCGGTATTCGGGTTACGTTGCCTAAATGGGGGTTGTCCAGAGGTGAATACTTCTTCGATAGAGAGCGGAAAATCATCGCCAAGGGTCTCACGTCAATCAAGTATATGAGTGCTGGTCTTGCCGATGAACTGTACAACCTTGCAGCAAAAAACAAGTATTCCTGTTTTATGGATTTGTTGAAAGACCTCGATGAAAAAACGAGTATTAACTCAAGACAGCTTGATATTCTGATTAAGCTGGATTTCTTCTCTGATTTCGGTAACCAGCGCGAGTTGCTTCGGATGGTTGACCTGTTCTTCAATACCTTCAAGAGAGGTCAGGCAAAGCAAATCAAAAAGTCTGAGGTTGATGGAACGCCGCTCGAAGAAATCGTGAAACGATACGCAGTTGGTGTTACAAAGTCTGGTGGCGAAGCTAAGAGCTATACGCTTCTTGACGTGATGTCGATTTTGCGTGGTGCAGAAGATGCAGTAAAAGCAGTTGGCATGGATGACCTCAGCGATATTATCAAAGTCCGTAACTTCTATGACGTGATGGGCTATATCGGATATGTGTCTGGCAATGAAACGGACAGACGCAAGCTATACATAACAGATATGAAGCCACTGGTTCGGAGAAGAGATGGTGAGCAATTTGCTTACAGCGTCTTCACAAAATCAATCGGTAGCGGCAAGGAAAGTAGGTTCACGTTATTCAATCGTGAGTTTAAGAAAGAGCCGGTTAAAGTCGGTGACATTATTTACTGTAAAGGCTACCAGCGCGATGGTGAGTATTTCAAGCTGACAGCGTATGACAAGGTTCTGTAATTGGAGGTGAAAACATGGAAGTGTTAACCGGAGACACATTGGCAGAAGCACTATTGTTCTGCTCTCAACAAGAGAATGTTTCAGTGTGTGTCGTACTTGATAATATGCGTAATACCAAAGAGCTGGTTGAGACTCTTTGGAGGGAAATAGAGTTGGGGAATCTTCCGGGGTGGGTAATGCAAAGAGGATTTGACGTAGCGTCCTTCTCTAATACATACTCCATTCTAAACACGAAGAAATCATCCGCTATGTATTTCATTAGCGCATATGACACGCAAAATTTCAAGGGGCGCACATTTAACCGCATCCTATACCTAAGTGACTTGAACACGGTCATCCTGTCTGAGATTGAACGCTGTGAACAGCCATTGCGGTTTACCGATGGAACATATGGCGGTGAGGAACTGGACGACTTCCTCAGCGGTTTCAAAATCAAACCTGCTGCTTCAGCAGTAAGGGTGATATAAAACACAGATTTTATAAGTGCATAGGAGGTGCGAAACTTGTCAGACAAACGTGTCTGCAATTATTGCGGCAAGGAGCTTGACCTCTTTGACCTGCAGGAAGATTTCTCTATACATAGACAACATATCGGATACGGCAGTATCCATGACGGAGACAATGTTGATTTGCAGCTTTGCTGTGACTGCTTCGACAAGCTCGTAAGCGAGTGTAATGTGTCTCCAATTGAGGAGGTCGATGACGAGTGACGAGAGCAGAGTTCAACAATGCTTTGGAGGAGGCTCTTCAGAAAGCAGCGCGAGTACGAGCCTATACGGGTGGAGGATGCGAAATTGCGTTGATTGTAACGAGAGACGTTTATAGATTCCTCTCTGAACACGCAGGTGTCACGTTTGATGTTCGCAATACTGACCACGGTATTTATCGTGGGTACAGAATTGGCATTGTCAATGAGCAGGGGTACAGTGATATTCTCAAACCGGCTATGCTCGGAATGGAGTATTACAACGGCATGGAGGTAAATGACATTATCGTTGTCGGCGATGAGAACAGACTGTTCCAGCTTGAGAGCAGAGAACCGATTTGCTTCCGGGACATGGGGTTAACCGTCAGTTTTGGGAATGGTACAAGGGCAACAGCCAATGTAACCGTAACAAATACCGCTGTTGATGCCATCAATGAGACAAATGCGGCGGAGACGGTAACTGCTGCAGCAGTTAATGCTGCGCGTCCAGTAGAAATGAACTATAGAGATGGGCAGTTGTTTGTCGATGGGATTCCGATTGACCTCCCGCTTGTAGACCTTGCAATGGAAGACCTCGTAGGAGTAACGACACCGGTAACGACACCGCAGCTTGATTGGAATGCCACTGGTCGTGCGACAGTTGATTGGTTCGGTGCTGTTCCGGTCGCTGCTACTGAACCCACACGACCGGTGCGAGCACAGAGAGCGGCACGTCCGAGAGCACCACGGGCAGAAGAACCGCTGAATCCCGGCGATACAAAAATGTTGGATGAGTTCCTTGGCAGTTTTGCCATTAAAGAAACTCTCCAGCACGCATAAGAAAAGTAAGAGGCTAAACATACTATGTGGAAGAGCCCAGAGTAAAACACTCTGGAGCTCTTTTTTCGTAGGCAGTAGAGAGGTAGAACAATGCGAAAAATTTTCACTATCTTCTTGCTGGTATCTATGATGTGCGTTTCAATCTGCGGATGCAGTAGCGCATCTGCCAGACAAGAAACGCTGTTGACCATTGAGGAGAAAACGGAAGTCGATGCGTTGGAAACCGCTATCACAGCGACAGACGCAAACCAGACAATTGAGGAGCCAGAAGAGGAGGCAGTGCGCCACACGGAGGGAGTAGACGGCTTCTCTGATGACATTGATTATCTCAGCATAATGAAGCAGAGTTGCTTAAACGGTGATTATGAAGCGGGCGTGGTTGCAGAGAAAGCCAGAAACAAGAAAATCGATGTGCTCGGCTTAAACGTGGCAAAGGTTTTCTTTGAAGACTTGCTTGAGCTATCAAAGATTATCACGGCAGAATGTGGCGACAAGCGTTTGCCCTTTGAGTGGAAGCTGGCTGTTGGCGAGGTGGTTATCAACAGAGCTGACTCGCCAGAGTTCCCAGACACAATCAAAGAGGTCATTCACGCAGAGGGACAATATGCTAACGCGAATACAGACTATTTCAAAAACCTGACTCCGTTTGAACCCTGCGTTGAAGCAGCAGCCCGCCTTTTAAGTGGCGAACGTGTTTTGAATGAACCGTCAGTCGTATTCCAGTCTGGTGGGGTACAAGGTAGCGGCGTTTATCTTGAACTGTACAGCAGCTATTACGGCTATACCTATTTGTGTTATAGCAGTTACCCAGAACTTTACGGAGGTTAAGTAACGAATGGGAAAAGTAATTGTTCAAGATTATACATACAAAAAGCCAATCACGATGATTGGTGTAGAGGCTGGTATCTGCTGGGGAGCAAATACCAGTGATGATGAGAAGAATTATCTCAGAGGCATTGACTGTCTTGAGAGCGGACATGGGAGAACATTTGAGTTCCCTGATGTGTATTTGACTCTTGAAGGGTATTCGGCACGGGTCATCCGTGAGTGGTACACCCATATCGGCGGTCTGCCCACACGCCTTCAGGCGAGTACGCGATATATCGACTATGAACATGGTTTTGGATATGTTACGCCGCCAAGCATCGAAGGTAATCCAGAAGCGAAAGAAGTCTATGAAGATTTGATGGAACATATCAAATCATACTTAGAGAGCCTCGACACTATTGGTGTTCCTCGTGAGGACTCAGCATTAGGGCTTCCGCTTGGCATGGAGACGAAAATTGTGTGTAAGCACAATATGCGTAACCTGATAGATATGTCGCATCAGAGAATGTGCAATCGAGCCTACCATGAATATAGGAGGCTATTCAACGATGTATGCGATGCTTTGGGGAACTATTCGGAGGAATGGAAATATATCGTAGACAACTACTTCATGCCCAAATGCAAGCTCATGGGTTTTTGCTCAGAGAAAAAGACCTGCGGTATGATGCCGCGAAAACAATGAATGGGGCGCTTTCAGTTGCCGTTGTGATTCTTGCGGCTGTATTGCTATTCAGCAATGACGACAACCGACCAAGACCTGCTTGAATTTGGAGGTCTTATGAAAAGCAAGATACTGAACCCCAAACGTATGAAACAACTCATCGACTTCAAAGGGCTTGAACTTGATAACGGGATATACCCTACGGATATCGATGGGCTAATTGAGTATCACGACTCAGAATACATACTCCTCGAAGTAAAACACAAGGATGCAAGAGTACCATACGGGCAACGACTTGCTATCCAAAGAATGGTCGATGATTTTACAAAGGCTGGTAAGAAGGCAGTTGCAATTGTTTGTGAACACAAAGTGGATGATACAGACAAACCTGTGGTTGCGGCATTTTGCAAGGTCAGAGAGCTGTACTACGGCGGCGAACACAAGTGGCGACCGCCAGATTCGCCAATGAATGTTCGACAAGCCATAGATAAATTCCGAAAGTATGCGAAGCAACACAAAGGAGGTTGACAGGTGAAAGTCATTACGATTTCTGGTAAAGCGCAAAACGGTAAAGACACCACTGCTGGATTGCTTAAAGCGGCTTTAGAAGCAGACGGATATAAAGTCTTGATTACCCATTACGCAGACCTGCTCAAATATATTTGCAAGCAGTTCTTTGGATGGGACGGACAGAAAGATGATGCTGGTCGGCATATTCTTCAATATGTCGGAACAGACATCATTCGGCAGAAACGCCCTGACTATTGGGTAGGGTTTGTTACATCAATTTTGGAGCTATTCCCAAATGAGTGGGACTATGTGCTGATTCCTGATTGCCGATTCCCAAATGAGATTGATTATCTCAAAGAAGCTGGAATGGACACAGTTAATTTGCGTGTTGTCAGAAAAAACTTTAAGAGTCCTCTCACCCCAGAGCAGCAAGCACACCCTTCTGAGACAGCGCTCGACGATGTTGAGCCAGATTATTACATAACGAATAACGGGTCAATGACTGACCTGAAAAGAAATGTCATCGATTGGTTGGTCGAATACCTTGGTTCTCACCAAATGACGATTGATGAACTGTAAGGAGGCTAAATGAAGCATCTGACAATCTTGGTTGACATGGATGACACGATTGAGTCACTGGCGAGTGCTTGGGTTGATTACTTAAATGCACGACACGGGACGACTACAAAGCTGACAGACATCACTGGTTGGGATATTTCTAAAGCATTCCCGACGCTCACGAATGAACAGGTGTACGCACCACTGTTCGAGGATGATTTCTGGGATTGTGTTAAACCAATTGATGGTGCATCAGAAACTTTGCAAAAGCTTATTGCAGATGGGCATAAGGTCTTGATTGTAACTACATCGAACTACCATACGCTCGCATCAAAAATGGAACGGGTGTTATTCAAATACTTCCCGTTCCTAACGTGGAACGATGTCATTATCACTTCCCACAAGCAGCTTGTGAATGGTGATGTTCTCATCGATGATGGTACGCACAATCTTGAGGGTGGGAACTATTTCAAAATCCTTATGACTGCGCAACACAATAAAAAATATGATGCAGAAGCCAATGGGATGCTCCGTGTAGAAACATGGGCTGAGGTTTATTCAGCAATTACGCTTCTTGCAGAGGAAGACGACCTTAAAGGTTGGAAGGAGGTGCCAATGGCAATTACTTTGTACTCAACAGGATGTCCAAAGTGCAAGGTTCTGAAAAAGAAGCTGGAAGAAAAGGGTATCAAGTACACAGAGAACAATTCTGTGGATGAGATGCTGTCACTTGGAATCAGTCAGGTGCCCGTTCTTAGTGTGAACAATAAATTACTTGACTTCTCGACAGCAAATGACTGGGTGAACCAACAATAAGCGAAGGGAGATTAAGCAATGAACATTCCACTCAAAATGAACAGGGACTTTGAAAAGGCTATGACCACACTCAATGAGCGCTATGGTGAAGATTTCGAGTACCTGAACGGTTTCCACGAAACGCAACTGAACTTTTCGGATTTCATCGATGGTTTTATTGACAAGAATGTCGCCGACGTGACCATCGATGCCAATGCGAACGCATCCAACAAGGATATTCGCAGTCTTTTGAATGAAAAGGGTAAATCTCACGATAAGCTGTTCGCTTTCAACAAGATTTTCTATGAGATGAAGAAGCGGTACAACCTGAAAACAGCCCGTGAATGGCTTGAAACAGAGTATAACGGCGGGTTTTATCTGCATGATGCGTCTACTTCTACATATCTGCCGTACTGCTATGCCTATGACCTGACCAGACTGGCAACCGAGGGTCTTTTCTTCCTCAAAAACTACAATAATCAGGCTCCAAAGCACCTCACAACGTTCATGGATGACGTAATTGAGTATATCAGCTACATGAGCAATCGTAGTTCCGGTGCTGTAGGCATCCCCAACGTCCTTATCTGGACGTATTACTTCTGGAGAAAGGACTGTGAGAGTGGTCACTTCATTAAGAACCCCGAATACTACATCAAGCAGTGCTTCCAGAAGTTTATCTACCGCCTGAACCAGCCGTTTATGCGCATCGACCAGACTGCTTTTGTTAATGTGTCAATTTTTGACCGGAATTACATTGAGGCGTTGTTCGGCGGCGTGCAATATCCTGACGGAACATATGTGATTGACTGTGTTGAAGAGCTGATTGAGCATCAAAAGCTCTTTATGGAGGTCGTTTCGCAAATCAGAAGCGAGAATATGTTTACGTTCCCAGTGCTGACATACAGTTTGCTTTACCGTGACGGCAAATTCGTCGATGAAGAGTTCGCCAGATGGTGTTCCGACCACAATGTAATGTGGAATGACAGTAACTTCTTCATCAGCGGCGATGTAAACACGCTGAGTAACTGTTGCCGCCTGCTGTCTGATACCTCAAAACTCAATGCGTTCATCAACTCGATTGGCGGTACAGCGCTCTCCATCGGTTCTGTAAAGGTCAACACAATCAACCTCATGCGGATTGCGTTGGAGACTGAGTGCGACGAGAAAAAGTATCTTGCTCTGCTCAAAAAGCGTGCGTTGCTGTGTTGTAAGACACTCGATACTGTACGCCATATCATCCAGAGAAACGTTGAGAAGGGGTTACTCCCCAACTATCAGGATGGCGCGGTCGAGATGGACAAGCAATACTGCACAATGGGTATCCTTGGTCTGTATGAAGTCATCGAGGCATTTGGTTACACCAAGACGGATGAGTTTGGTTACATCAGTTACACCGACGAAGGCATCGCTTTTGCAAGCAAAATCTTTGAGGTACTGAATGAGGTCAAGGACAACTTCACCGATGCTTACTCTTTTAACATCGAGAGTGTTCCTGCAGAGCGTGCGGCAGTTATCCTGTGCCAGAAAGACAACGTTCTGTACGACCACAATGACAAGTTCATCTACTCGAACCAGTGGATTCCGCTGTCTGCGAAATGCACCATTCAGGAGAAGCTCCGCCTCAGCTCAATCCTTGATGAAAAGTGTTCTGGCGGCAGCATCGCGCACATCAATTTGGAATCCAACTTCCCGAATACGGAAACAGCGTGGAAGATGCTGAACAAGATTGCTCAGGCTGGCGTGATTTACTTTGCGTTCAACACCCGTATCAACGAGTGCAAGAACCATCACGGCTTTGTTGGCACTGACCATTGCCCAGTATGCGGTGAGCCTGTCTTTGATACATACCAGCGCATTGTTGGGTATCTCGTCCCATCAAGGGCTTACTCCAAAGACCGTTTCCGTGAGTTTAACACAAGACAGTGGTACAGCTATGCGGAGGCTATGAGCGAATGAGAGTAAAGACAATTGTGGATGAAGACTTCACTAATTATAAAAAGCCAGCGATGTTCATTGGAACGATTTCTTGTGGCGGTAAATGCTGTATTGAAGCAGGTATCCCGTTGTCGGTCTGTCAAAATGATGGGTGGCGTGCAAGCGCCCCCATCAGTATTGACGACGAACAACTGTGCCTCCGGTATCTGAATAATCCGCTTACAGAATCAATCGTGTTTGGTGGGCTTGAACCGCTTGAACAATTTAATGAGCTGTGTTCGTTTCTTGAGGTTCTTCGTGGTCAATTCCAGTGCAAAGACGACGTTGTCATTTATACTGGTTACTACTTTGAAGAAGTCCCTGAATGGATTCGACAGCTTGCCACTTATGGAAATGTGATTGTGAAGTTCGGACGATACATCCCAAACCAAAAGCACATATTTGATGAAGTGCTTGGCGTCGAACTCGCTTCTGATAATCAATACGCAGAGCGGTTCGACAGTTAAACATATTGGAGAAGACATCAATGAAAATCAACATCAATCCAGACAAAGAGTTTGTTAACGATATGCGTAAAGCATTGAAAGACAATAATGGCTTCTGTCCATGCGCCATCGAAAAAAACGAGGACACAAAGTGTATGTGTAGGGAATTCAGAGAGATGGCAAGTGGAACCTGCCACTGCGGTCTCTATACAAAAACAGAGTAAAACGTCCATACGAAAATAAGGAGGACATATGATTAAACGCACAGTCAAAGAAACTGTCCGCGAGTACGATGCGGACGGAAAAGTCGTGAGAGAAACGGTCACTGAAACGACCGAGGATGACGACACTATGTACTTCCCGCAATTCCAAACCTACCAAGAAACAATTAAGCCTTGGTGGGGTGAGCCGTCTTGTACTTGCAAAACAAATAGCTAAGGAGGACACAATGCAGAGAGTTGGAGAATTTGAAAAGGTCAGCTTTGAACAGTTCCGTGACGCGATGAAAGATGAATTCTATAGGGGGCAGGAATTGCCGCCTGCCATCGAAGATGACCTTAGAAAGATGTGGGAGGAAATTGCACTCCCCAGCAGAGCAACGACTGGCTCCGCCGGTTATGACTTTAAGGCACCATTTACATTTGAGATGCGCCCCGGCGAAACAATGAAGATTCCCACCGGTATCAGAGTGAAGATTGACGAGGGCTGGTGGCTCGGTTGCCTGCCGCGTAGTGGTCTGGGCTTCAAGTTCCGTATGCAGTTTGACAATACGATGGGCGTTATCGACAGCGATTATTACTTCTCCGACAACGAGGGGCACATCTTCGCCAAGATTACAAACGACAGCAAGAGTCAAAAGATTGTGCACGTTGAAGCCGGTAGCGGCTTTATGCAGGCAATCTTTATTCCGTATGGGATTACATACTCCGATGATGCAACCGGCGTCAGAAACGGCGGTATGGGCTCCACGGACAGCAAGGCGTAAGAGGAACCACACATGAAAGACTCATCTTCGAAAGGTCTTGGATTGTGCGATGTACTCGCCGTAGTTTTTATCGTTCTAAAGCTGATTGGCGTGATTGACTGGAGCTGGTGGTGGGTACTTGCGCCTGTCTGGATTCCGGTTATTATCGTAGTCATTGCTTACATAGTAATCAGTATCGTTGATTAGGTTCCTTATTACTCAAGAGGTAGACATGGGGCTGGCTTCACTGCCAGCCCTTTCTTTTTTACATACGCGCAGCGCACGAGGAGGCGAGATTATTAACACCCTGCAAATCCCATTTTGGGAAAGGTACACACTGACAATTCAGGAGGCATCACAATACTTCCGCATCGGAGAAACTAAGCTGCGTAAGATTGTCAGCGAAAACAAAGACGCTGATTTTGTTCTTTGGAATGGCACACGCCCACAGATTAAACGTACAAAATTCGAGCGGTTTGTTGACCAACTCAACCTTATATGACATCTAACTTGAAAGTGAATCCAGACTATGGTATATTGAGAATGCCATGTTGATATTCATTTTCAGACAAAAAGGAGTAGCCATGCCTGAAAAAAGAAAGGACAACAAAGGCAGAGTTCTGAGAGAAGGTGAGGTGCAGAGAAGCGACGGGAAGTATATGTACCGCTATACTGATTCTGGTGGAGTACGCCGAGCGATTTATAGCTGGAAGCTTGTAGAGTCAGATAAAGCGCCTGATGGTAAGCGTAGCACAGAACCATTAAGGACTCAGATAAAACGAATCCAAAGGGATATTGATGACGGCATCAGCTCCCATACGGCGTACAGGATGACGCTGAACAGCTTTTATGACGCCTACATTGAGACCAAGTATGAGCTTAAAGCATCTACAAGAACCAACTATAAGTATATGTACAGGAAGTATGTACAGGACGAAATAGGCGCGAAGAACATTGCCGACATCAAGTATAGCGATATCAAGCGGTTTTACATCCACCTCATTAAAGATATTGGATTTAAGCCAAACAGTATGGAGATAATTCATACGATTCTTCATCCGGTCTTTAATGTAGCAGTGAGGGATGGGTTCATAAGAACAAACCCTACCGACGGTGTGATTGCAGAAATCAAGAAGAGTCATAACTGGGAGAAGCCAAAGCGTCATGCGTTGACAGAGACACAGCAGAATAGGTTCCTCGATTTTGTTTCCAGTTCGAAAACGTACAAACACTGGATGCCGCTGTTTACGGTCATGCTTGGGACAGGCGCACGCATAGGAGAAATCCTCGGATTGAGATGGGAAGATTGCGATTTCACGCAGAATATTATTGACATTAACCATAATTTGATATATCGTCAACAAGAAAGCGGGAAGATGGAGCTCCACATCACTACTCCGAAGACACGGGCTGGCACGCGAATCATTCCAATGTTTTCTGACGTGCGAGCAGCTTTACTCCAGATTCGATTGAAACATATGGAGGAAGGCTTCAACGAGTGCGAGGTTGATGGATACACGAACTTCATTTTTAAGAACCGGTTCGGAGAGATGCTAAATCCACACGTCATCAATAGAGCGCTTGAGAGAATTATTCGTGACTGCAATGCCGAGGAAACAGAGCGTGCAGAACAAGAACACCGAGAACCAGTTTTACTTCCACACTTCAGCGCACACAATCTCAGACACACATTCTGTACTCGCCTTTGCGAGAACGAAACAAACCTAAAGGTAATCCAAGAGATTATGGGTCACCGAAACATCGAGACAACGATGGATGTCTACAACGAAGCAACCAAGGAAAAGAAGATGTCCAGCTTTGCAAATCTCGAAGGAAAAATCAGAGTGTCCTGAGCTGGGTTTGACACCAGTTTTGACACCAATTGACCGAAGAGTTATAAGAATTTATGAGAACTTACGTTATTGTAAAAGTCCTCAAAACGTTGTGGCACAAGGGTTATAAGAACTTATGAGAAGTTATGATGATACCGGGATAATATTCCCGACGATGAAGCCGCTGGACATGCCCAAGAAGGCCGACAAGGCGGAAGCCGCTCCCGCCGAAGTGAAGAAGGAGGAGGTCATCGACTTCTCCAAGGTCGAGATCGAGCCGCTGTTCGCTGACCAGGTCGACTTTGACACCTTCTCCAAGTCTGACTTCCGCGCCGTCAAGATCAAGGCGTGCGAGGCGGTGAAGAAGTCCAAGAAGCTGCTGCAGTTTGTGCTCGACGACGGCACAGGCGAGGATCGCATCATCCTCTCCGGCATCCACGAGTATTACGAGCCCGAGGAGCTCGTCGGCAAGACCGCTATCGCCATCGTCAACCTGCCCCCGCGCAAGATGATGGGCATTGACTCCTGCGGTATGCTCATCTCCGCCGTGCATCACGAAAACGGCGAAGAAAAGTTGCATTTGCTGATGGTGGATCCTCACATTCCGGCCGGCGCAAAGCTGTATTAAAAAATAACGAAAAAGAGTTCTCTCGGCAGAGGGAGCTCTTTTTTGTGCCAAAGGCACGGGGAAGCAGCGCCGTAGGCGCTGCACGGGATAAGGGGGCCATTCTCTCACGTGAGAGAATGGCCCTTTGAATCCCCCAAGAGAACACAAGGGGCTCTGCCCCTTGACCCCGCCATTGCGAGGTTTGGGCTTGAAGAGCTGCTCAGCCTGCGGAATCGGGTGTCTGCTGTTTTTTGCTGCGATACAATTTTGCTTGCTCCTATTATCCGCTGTCGCTCTGCCCATCTTGTAGAAGTACAGCCTAATTTCTGTCTACTTTGGATTTGTACGATCTTGCTGATGCCTGCCAAGGCGGCGTTGCTGCGCTCGCCACATTTTAATAGAAAAAACGACCGCGTCAGCGGTCGTTTTCGTTCTTTTTATCAGTTCGTTCCAGAAGATAATCGACGCTGACGCCATAAAAATCAGCGAGCGCGCACAAAACGTGCGGCGGCAGCATTCTTTCGCCGCTTTCATAATATGCGTATGTGCGCTGCGGAACGTTGATCGCTTCGCCGACCTGACGTTGTGTCAAATCGGCATCCTCCCGCAAATCGCGGATGCGCCGGTATCTCTTCACGTTTATCACCAAACACAGTATACGTAGAACAAATTATTCTATTGAATTTTTGAATATTCTGTTCTAAACTACAAATGAGGTGATGAAGATGACGACGTATAAGACACTATATCATTTGATGGTCCAAAATATGAGCGAGGCCATCGACCTTTATGATGCGGGCAAAGGCATCCTTGCCCGCGAAGTCCTGAAAAAAGCCTTGTTAGACGCAGAAGAGCAAGTCATTTTACAAGACATCATCCCCGATGAACCTATTGGCAATGGCGATCCAGCAGAAAGCTAA